ATTACCACTCACTCCAGCGTTTCCGTAAACGGTGAAAACTTCACCTCTTCTTTGCTGAGGACTAGAAGATCCGATAGCTACAGTTAAACTTCCTGATGCTGTGGCAACATTAATAGTTCCACCAACACTTAAATTACCAGATATAATTGCAGTATTTGTATTGTAAACATTCAAACCAGAAGCATTTAATAAACCACTCACTCCAGCACTACCATAAACTGTAAATACCTCACCACCTCTTTGTCCAAGACTAAACATGCCACTATATACTGTTAAACCACCAGATACTGCTAATGATCCTGCTGTTAGTGATGTGGTAAAATTACCACTACCACAACGAAAATATCCTGGAGTTCCAGCGCCATATCCACTCACAACAATACTAGGATAAACTAATAAACCAGTATTACTATTAATTTGAGAGGGTACTCCACTACCTACTATAACAGAGATATTACCACTATTAGCGATAAGACTACCACTACCAATAGTGATATTATTATTTATAACACTCGTTCCAATAGTAACAATATTAAATACGCCACTTGTAGCATTAACTGTTGTAACTCCACTAATATTTCCACCAGTAATATCCACATTGGTTGGAACATATGCTGAAGTTTGAGTTCCACTACCATTAAAAGTGATACCATTACTAAAATTATGAACTGCTGTTATTGTGCGACTAATATCAATATGCACATATTGAGAGTGATCATCATCATTTAATCCGAATAAACTACCGTGATCATTTTGCACAACACCCACAACGGAACTTATTGCTGATGCTCTCAAATCTAGAACACTAATTAATGCGCTTTTTGGAGTATTAGTCCACCCGGTATTGGTAGCATAAATGAATCTATATAATGGTTTAAATTCATTAACTGGTAAATTACTAAAATCTAAATCTACCCAGTTATTATTATTTTCCGCACCTCCTTTGGTACCATCTACTCTTTGACCCAAAATCATCATAATGGGATTATTAATTTCATTAGTACCAAGCATCCACATTGCTATATATTTTGTGGCTCCAGTGCTCGCATTAGGAGTTGTCCAAGTTCCACCAGTATTTAAATTATATAAAGCTCCTGTGGCATTATACAATAATGGGAAATTAGTAGCAGTACTTTTAACCCATTGACCGGTTGTTCCACTGTGATACAATATTGGAAATTGTCCAGTTGGACTTATAACTTGATGAAATGGTAATGAACTGCTACTATTTGTAACATCAATATGAATATCTTCTTGGTATAAGAGTCCGCTACCTATTCCAACTGTAGCATCACTACTTAAACCACCAGTACCACTTGTGCTATAGTAGTCCAGACTCAAACCAGCCACATATTGAGCACCAACTGTTCGATGAATCCATTCGTGTGTAGCATTATCCATAACTATACCATGACGCTCTTCTCCGAAGAATGTAGCCTGACCAGACGGTGGCACGCCACTATTCCATGCCACATAAGCTACTGGTAAATCTGTAGTATAATCAAAATCTGTTGTTTTATATTGTAAACTATAATCGCTCAATCTAAAATAAACATAATTTTGACTTGTTAAATTAGCAAAAGTAACACTTTCACTACCACTTTTTCTAACTTTGGTTCCTTTAATATATAAATCATAAAAGCTACCACTAGGAGTAATACTAAATGTAATACCACTCATACTAATAACACTATCTACTCTATTAATAAATCCATTAGGTTGTAGACTATCTGTGGCCACTGTGCTATTTATAGTATAAATTCCACCTGATGATGATACTGACATTCCTGTGCCAGCAACCACACTACTAACTACTGATGATCCATTAATGGTTAAATTTTTAAAAACACCACTAGTACCAGTAATGATTCCACTACTAGTAATATTACCACTGGTAAAAACATCGTTATATCTAAAATTAGCAGTCATAATAAATTATTCCTTATGGAGTTCCATAACTAACTTGACTTAAATCTACTGTGGCTACCCATCTAGTCCAATAACCTGATAATCCTGTAACTATTAAATCAAGATAACCAGATGTACTATTACCAGCAATAATAGCATCAGTACTATTCATGGCAGCATCTTTAAAACTATCTACAATAGGAGAACCAACATCATATAATAGAGAACTCGCATCACTTCTAACACAACCTCGTATTATAAAACCAGCAGCAGCATCATAACTTCCACCATTATTTCTTAATGCACTAATATTAGCAACATATGTCCATACAGAATTTGCTGGTAATGAAGCATATGTACCATTAAATAATGGTGTAGGATTATTTCCTGATACTTCAACCTTTAATACAAGAGTACTTTTTTGAGCATCTCCCGGTGATGCAAAATATCCTGCAGCATGGGATACTTCTCCATAAAGACGAGTTTTAGCTTGATATCCTCCGGGAATAGTACTATAATAACTATTAATAATATTTTGTTTACCACCACCAATAGAGCCATTAACAATACCATTATTGATAGTATTATCTCTGCCACCAACTATAGTATTCTCATTATCATATATTCTATTACCATATCCACCACCAATAACAGAGTGTGCTCCATAACCAGATGGACCAATAATATTATTTGCACCACCACATAATACTGAATAATCTCCACCAGCAATTTGCTCACCACTAATTCGTGATCGCTGCCAATCTGTGGCATAATTTCCTCTACCATTTCCATCATAAGAACCCTGTAATGGACCAGTATCTTTTGGTTGTATAACTATAGCACCATTAGGAAAACCATTAATACTATAACTTGCTGAAATTCCACTAATACTACTATTATCAATTTTAAGATTATCTACTACTAGTGATGATAATGATCCACTAATATTAATATTAACATCTTTATTAACCCATTGATTCCCATTATATGCTAGTATATTGCCAGATACTGGCGAGCTTATAGTAATATCTGTTAATCCAGACAATGCTACTGATGCAGTTCCGCTAGTGGCAATAATGAAAGATACTCCTGAGCGACTCACAGAAATACCAGATCCAGCTAAAATAGTATTATTGACCCATTTATTACCATTATATACTAGTATATTACCGGAAACTGCTGATGTAATGGTAACATCAGTTAATCCAGACAATGCGGGTGAGACACCACCACTTGCAGCAGAAATCACAAAGGATATACCAGATCTAGCAACAGTGATACCAGATCCGCCCACAATAGTGCTTGTTGGTAAATCGATAAATACGCCAGTTATACTACCGCCAGTCATATCCACATTAAAAGCATCTTGGGTGCCTAGTGTGCCAATCCCAAGGTTATTTCTTGCTCCACTAGCCGAACTAGCACCAGTACCACCATCAGCAATAGCAAGATCAGTAATGTTTGTGATACTACCACCAGTACAAGTTAATCCACTAGTTACTATTGATCCAGTCCATGTTATACCAGCAATAGTTCCACCAGTTATAGCAACACCACTAGCATTTTGGGTTGCCAATGTACCAAGGCCCAAATTAGTGCGTGCAGCAGATGCGCTACTTGCTCCTGTTCCACCATCCGCTATTGCAAGATCAGAGATACCACTAATACTACCACCAGTAATATTCACACTACCACTATTTTGTACGGCCATAGTACCTAAACCGAGGTTTGTTCTAGCACCACTAGCAGAGCTGGCTCCAGTACCACCGTCAGCGATTGCTAAATCTGTAATATTGGTTATGGTTCCACTATTAACAATTAATACAATACCACTAATACTTCCACCACTAATAGATACTGCACTAGAATTCTGTGTTGCCATAGTTCCTAAACCAAGATTAGTTCTAGCTCCACTGGCTGAACTGGCTCCTGTTCCACCATCTGCTATTGCCAAATCAGTAATACCAACTATAGTACCGCCAGTAATATTAACATTATTACTATTTTGACTAGCGATAGAACCACTAGCACATAAAGAATTAGTAACTGTGAATACTCCACTGGTTGAACTAATAGATATTCCGGTTCCTGCTATTATATCTTTTACTGGTAATAATCCACTAACAGCGCTATTAAAACCATTAATTCCAGAAGCTATTAATAAATCCTGTAAAGAAGTGGTAAAATTATTAACTGTAATTTGTCTAGTACTAGCTGATCCACTTGGACTATCAACATAAAGAAGCAAATCATCAGCTGTTACTACTGTGCCACTAGGTAATGCTGAAATAGCAATATTAGCCATGATTAGTCTCTTTCTATTCTATCTTCTAATGCTTCTAAAGTTTTTCCCAAAGTGGCAATTTGAACTTTTAGTTCTGTCATAACTTCTGTATTGCGTTGAAGTGCTGATGCAAATGCGGCCTGGGTTTCTTTATTACTAGCTAATCTTTCCATAATAAATTGACGATCCTGATTATATGGACTCTCACTTTTAATCATTTCCAAAACTTCTGGCCTTGTGACCATTTTTTTACCAATCGTAACCCAAAAACCAACCATTGTAATTATAATCCCAATACTTGTTGTGGCAATATTTTCCCAAAAATGAATAATAGTATCACTCATACGATGATCTCCTAAATAAAAGAGCCATACATACCAAGGTACGATGGCTCAATTATTAAACTATTTATATATGAATTATAATATAACTTGAATCAGCCACCATTCTTTGCTGGGTAGTTGCCATATACAACGCCGGAACCAATGAGGTAAACGTATTCGCCTGGAATAGTTCTGTTTGGATTAGCTGCTTCGTCAACACTACCTTGGTTAGTACCAACAACACCACTGTTATAGGTAATACCATCACTAATACCAGATGGGGATACTGAGAATGTGCCAGTTAGCATATTAAAGTCAGCATAGCGGTAAGAACGATATGTACCAGAACGGAACTGATTGAAAGACTGTGTTTGATCAGGCATACTGCTACCACTTTGCATAACACTATTACTGGTATTGCCAAGTCTTGTGGTCACCTTCACAATCACACCACTACTATTATAAGCAAAAGTACCAGCAGTAACTGCTTTGTCGGTATAAGAGCCGTCAGTTGGATATGTGCCAATACCAACGCCACTAACCGAGAAATTGACTGGTTGAAATTTTACAAAGAGTGAGTTATTGATTGTGGCGCCTGTTGCAATGATACCACGATTATTTCTTGTGCTTGTGCTGGTAACGGCTGAAGAACCATCAGCTTGTTTTGCATAGTTGGTTATATTATTAGAAGAAGTGGCCATTTTTTAATTGCTCCATAATTTAAGTAATGGGTTATTTGATTAGTTATTCATACACCATTATTCTTTAGGATGACTCAAATTAAATTTGACAAAGTTGTTCAGGCTGTGTATGGACGTGGTGCGAAACCCAAATAGGCCAGATTTCTTTATAGTATCAAAATGCTTATCTAACCAAATATTACCAGTACAAATAATATTTAGATCTTTAGAATTTTGATGCAGAAAGACCGAAGCTAAGATATTATCTGCTAAATTATCTAAAAAATATCCACTAGATGGAAAAACACATCTCATATTGTGGTTTTCAAATATTTCACATAATTTTTTTAAACATGAGTGGTCAAACATTCTGTATTCTAGGATATATCTAATTTTAATATTATTTTCAATAGATAAATCTATACAATTTTTAACATCTTCTCTGATTTTGTCATATTTTCTATTAGTAGCTAAATTTTGTGGCATAACTATATCAATAGTATTTGCACCCATTTTTATAGCTTGATCCATGGCAAAAACTCTGGTTTTCAGATCAGAAATACCTAGTGGATAATCTATTAAACAAGATAGGTCTATATTTTTATAATCTAGTAGTAGAGATTTTGCTGCACGTATTAGATAATATGGTAAAGTTATACTATTAACACAATTGAGTGATAAGATTTGTTTTATATCTTCTTTAACGGTTACTTCATTAGTATCCGTATTAATAAAAGCAAAATCTATATACATATTATTTGATCTTCTTGGTGATTGTTTTTAGATAATCAATGTTGGGATATTTTTTTGTACCAAGAATACCATCAGCAAAACCATAATCAACCGCTTCTTGAGCGGTTAAAATCCAATCGCATTTATTGGCCAATTGTGACACAATATGCTTTTTAGCCATCATTCTTTTCCAATTTTTATCTTTTGCAAGACTACTACACATACACCTTTCGGTGAATATATCAACCATCTTTTCGCACTCTTGCTCATTCCATTTTATGCTACTAACAGCTGCTTTACTATGTTCACCATCCAATGTAAAAGATCCATAATGTATTAGCACATTTGTATTTGGCATTAATATTCTTAGATCAGCGGATTGTAATAAGACACCGCTAGACGATTCTGCTTTAGCATATGCTAATATAATAACTTTAGCTTTTGATGCTTTAACAGCATCATACATCCCCAAACAATCTTCCCAACTACCACCCGGTAAATGCATATGAACAAGAATAGGATCTAAAGATAATAAATTCAAATATCTTAAATTTTTCTCAAATACTACAGCAGATTTATAATCGACTCCGGATTCTTCTTCGGCATCTGATAAATGAGAATGTAAATATATTTCTCTATTTTCTATATCCACATTATAATTATGAATATCACTTAGTGTATTAAGATTGGCCATATTATATATCTAAAAAGTTATAAAGTTGATCATTAATATCTGTCATCACATCAGCATCATTAAAACATTTTCCTATAGCAATTCTAAATCTATATCTGCTAAAAATATCTAAAATTTCTATACCATTAGCCTTTTCTAAGATTTCAATTATAGTGGGAGTAATATCAAAATTTGTATGTCCTATCCAAAAATTAAATAATTTGCTAGGAGCAGTATATTCATTATAAGGTATCAAACCCATAGGTGATTGAATAACTTTAATCGATCTATTTATAATAGGTCGTGGCGATTCTGATTCTAAAGTATCGTCATAGTCTTCATCATCAATATCTTCATTTTCATTATCATAATCAGTCCACTTGGTTTCTTCACCATCTTGACCAAATGGATCAACCCATTTCTCCCAAATTATTAATGGTTTAAAATTATTCATTTAGGATTTATAACTTTAGAAAATGCTAATGGTGATATGTATGGTTCTTCAATAACTTCAGATGCCTCCTTATTATAGTCGGTATCTGCTATATTCCAATATACAATAACATTCTCTTTAAATTGTTTATAATCCTCAGAATTATCTGATTCTTTGATTAAAACATCCAATATGCTATTTTGAAATAGACCATAATTAATATTATTAATCATATTACCAAATTTTAAACTAGCAATTTCATTAGTATCATTAATAATAATTTTAACAAAAGTATCACCCTTTTTATCTATAATAAATGCTAGAATATTATCAGTTTCCACAAACGGTGGTTGTTCTGGAATTGGTTCTTTTTTTACTTTAGTAAAAAATTTAATAAGAGAATTTATCATTATTTCAATTTTTGTATAACTTCAAAAATAATACTAGAATAATTAATTATATTAACATAGCTAAATGGAATCCAATAACAATTATTAGTATTTTTATAATGATCAACAACAAAACCATAAATAGTATTTATAGATGTATTATCTTGTGGATTAATAAGTGAACAATGTAATTTGATCAGTTGAGAACCAAACTCTAATTCATTACCATCAGGAAAATACTCTTTTAACATAGTAAAAAATGATGGTTGAGGATCGGATAAATTAACTTTGTCAGTATCAAGTTTTGGAAATACTATCTCAGACTTATCTATTGATAGTACATGAGTTTGATTTTTATTATCCACACTCAATATCACACCATATAAATTAATATTATACATTATTGCTCCTGATAATATCTAAAGCTTTATTTAAACCTTGTCTGACCGCTTCTCTTGTGATACCATATTTTTTACCAATTTTATCAAATGTATAATCTTCAAAATAATATAATTTGATATAGTCTTTTTGTCTATCTGTTAAACAACCTGAGTCTAACATAGCATTAATAAGATTTTTTAAAGTTTCATTTTCTTCATTATTAATAGCTATTTGTTCGGGACTCAACATCTTATTATCTTCTGTATAATTATGTGCGGATAGTGAATCATCTGATTCTGATATATAGTCTAACGAATATACATTATTATATTTTTTAGATTTTTTAGACCGTTTGGAAACATGTGTTTGAATCGCCCATAATGCACACTGATTTCTATATGAATATCTGGTCTTTTTAGTACCTTTTTCATTTTGATAATTTTCATCCCATCGCCAATCTGCCATCATTATAGCATTTGCAACTGATGCAATAGCGTCCTCGTCCTTGAGCATTTTAGATGATAGTCCATTATAAATTTGATTAGCAAATTTTGATATGGCCTTTTTTGCTAATAATACATAAGTTTGTAAACTATCAAATTTAATATCATTATGGTCTTTATAAGATATTTTTTGATTACCAATACCATTTAACTGTAATAGCATTTAATTATGATCCTTTATTAGAAATTCCTTTGGTATATTCCTATTAACTACATCGCTAACAAGATTTCTGATATCATCCCTTAATCTTTCTCTTTGAGATTCTGTATATCCAAAATTTATATCATCAGAACCATCAAGAGTAAAATCGGCATAGTATTTTGATATAATCTTATCTAGATCAGATTGTGAAATATCTACTAAATAAGGTGTTGGTTGTAAGAAATAAATTAACTTGGATATTGAAACAATTATATTATCATTCTTATCATAGCCATGCTTATAAATAAGCCTTTGTTCTAGCCATGATAGAAATGTTATGAATTGTCTTTTTTCTTTGTTAATTTGTTCCATTGTTCTGGCGAAGGCCGACCCTTTTCACCGGGCTTTGCTGGTCTATATTTTTTACCTTCGCGTTCCCTTTTCTTTCTTATATTATCCCATAGTCCTGGTTTATTTTTTGCCCAAACACCCGAAAAATCATCTAAATAAGGAGCATTATCATCTTCCATATCTTTATTTTGTGGATCCTCAATATCTGGCATAGGATCTTTACGATAATAAAATCTGGAAGTTGGTAATTCCTTAATACTTAATTTATGTTGTTTTTTTTTTGGATCAACTGGATTTACAGTTGCCTCACTGTTCTCTGTATCGGTTTCTGGTTCACTGAACATGACGAAATCATGAATGGTTCTCATGTTTTCTTCTGTCACAGCGATTTTACCCTGCAACCATGATTCTGTCAAATTTGATGACACAGTATCTTTTTTCTCATTATCTTCTAATGCTGATAGTATACCATGAGCATGTGCAGCGATTGCTTTAATTGATGCTACTGACATCTCAAAATATTCATCCTTATATTCATCCATTTCGGTTAATGGCTCTGTTTCATTTTCTTGAGTTTGATTTTGAAAATCTGGACCTTGACTCATTAATAAAGTAGGATCAACTACTGGCCCTTCATTCCCTTGATATCCACCCATTTCATTAACTTGTGTACCATCACCTTCGACTTTGGGTCTACGCATCATTACAAGTTGATTAGGAGTTTTAACTAATTTATCTCCTTTGCTCCATGTGGGACCAGAATTACTAGCAGTGTATCTCACTACTTGTCCCATAAAATCTGGTAATTCACTAACATCATCAACATATCCTTCACTACCATAATGCTTACAAGATTCATTAACATTTTTAACCATATCACCAGTTTTTAAACTAGCTAAATTTACTCTATCTAATTCAAAATAATTTGTTTCAGTTGGTGTTAATAGATCATCATCAAGATTACCAACATAACCTTTACTTGTTTTTTCTTTAAGACCTAGTTGCTTTTTACTGGCTTCTGGTAAAGCAGAGACGAACTCTGGTCCTTTTCTTTTAGCCATATTATATAATTTTCTTAAAAATGCTGGATAACTCATTTTACCTTTCATACGACCAAAATTACTGATCGCATCTGGAACATCTTGTGGAGTTACAATTGGAAAAGAACGAGTGGCTGGAAAAAGAAAGTCACTATCTTTAAGATCACTTCTTTTGGTACCACCATATTTTTCGCCAGCGGCTTTAGCAACTTCAGATAGTAAATCATTAATTCTATCCATTTTTATACCTCATCAGTTAAAGGACCACCAGTAATCCAAGCATCACAAGTTCGACTACCAGCACATTTGAAATCAAATAATTCACAATATCCAAGATCAGATTCATTAACAATATCTTTTGCTAAATCATTCTCATCTATAGACATTGAGGCAATACCTTTTTCTATACATTCTCTCATTTTATTTTTAATCACAAAAGCAGCACAATTTCCACACCTCATAGTTTTTGCTTCTTCTACAGATGCTTTAAACAAATCTGCTTTTTGTTGCCAAAATTCTGGATTATCTACTTCTGGATTAGCAGGACCATAATTTGCTTTATTAACACAAATTTTTCTATTAGCTAGATTTAGACTAATATCTTGTGTCGCTTGTGGACATTGAATATTAATTTGTACAGAATCTAATAGTTGTTCTGATCTTGATTTAAACATTTTCAGACCTGTAGGGTTAAGAAGTTATCTATTCCCATTTCTTCAATTAACTTTAAAAATCCTTCATAAAGTTCAATACCATCTTCACTACCTTGTAATAATTCAATAAGCATATTTGCAGTAATTTCATCTCCAACCGCTCTGGCAGCAACAATCGTGGCTCTTTCAGTAGCAGATGCTTGACGAACACTATCAAGATTATACTGAATCATAGCAACCATATCATGTCTTTTCCAGACAGGAGGACTTACTATTAATGGTTGGTAGTCAGCATCAAAAAATTCTAATCTTTTAATATTAATTGCAGCGTGTTTCTGTTCTTGGATAGAATCTTCCTTAATAATTGCTGCTAATTTTTTATAACCCCATCTTTGAAGATGTTCGGCTTGGGCAGTTAGCACTGTGGTCTGCTGCCAATGTATATTCAAAGATTTCTTTAAAAGATCAATCACTGTTTGTGAAGTATAGCCTTGTATTTGTTGAGCTTTGCTCTTAATATCTTGCTCTACTAATAACTGTTTAATAGTTTGCTTATCAGCCATAATTAATCTCCTATGTTAAATCTGAAACATTTGTAGTTGACCACATTTTGCAAGACCAGTAATTTGCTTTCCATTTAGGGCCAGGATTATCGCAATGATGTCGTGCTCTATAAGATTTGCGACGTTCTGGATCATCTCTTTTAATTTCCATATTTGGGTCACCAAAATTAACCTTAACAACATTACCCTTATCATTTTTTACATAAACACTAAATTTTTTTGGTCCTTTTGGAGTTCTAAATGGTTTATTAAGAGAAACTTTGCCTTTCTTTTCTTCTGCAATGATATGGCTGTCTTCATCATAAATTTCATTAGCTTCAATTTCCCATACAAACTCATCCCAATCATCATCCCAACTACAATTAGATGCTAGTAAATTTTCTTGTACTTCTTCAAGAAGATTTGATTTACTATGTCTAGATTCTGATAGACAGATCGCAACTCTTTGCTTAACATCTGTATAATCTTTCTTCATTGTGGGATTACCCATGCAACGAGAAACATATTTTTGCTTATCTTCGTTTGGTTTTCTTTTTGGTATTGGCATGATAACTGTTATTCCTTAATAATGTTTCTGCAATAATTGAACCCGTATTGTGCCAAGTAAATCTTTTAGCACTTTCTACTCCATTTGGATTAGACGAGATATGATTATTATACACATATCTCATATAATTTACTGTTTGATCAAATTGATTTTGACCTAATTTAGCCCATGAACCCTCTCCAAAGAACCATCGTTTATCGTTAGCAATCTCAAGTTCATCAATTTTCACCAGATATGAATTCTTTTCAGTACAATATTCTGTATGAGCAGAATAGTCCGTAGCGATTATGGGTTTATTCATAGCCATACATTCTAAGATCTCGTTATTCCAACCTTCTGCTCTAGAGATAAATACTCCACAATCACCCTGAAAAATAAATTCGGCTAAATGATATTGAGTTGGTAATCTATTAAAAACTTTAATTTTATTAGCTAATTTAGCATTATTGACTAAACTCATCCATTCTTTAACTTCATTTTCGTTCAAAAATGGATTGTGAGGCAATAATCTTAACTCAACATTATCAGAGCGATCAAATGCAGCATCAAATGCTTTAATTAAAATATCGTGTGATTTTCTATATTCCCATTTACCAATATGAAAAAATACATAATTGGGATTTTGCATTTTAATTCTAGGAGGAATATTAAAAATATTAAGATCCACTGCTAAAGGTGCAACATAAATCTTTTTATTTATATCATTATTTAATAATACCTTTTTGCCCCATTCTGAAGCAACAAATATATAATCACAATAATTTAAATGATGTTTTTCTCTTTCATTTAATTTATCAACTTCAAAAAATGGGAACGCATAAAAATGCCCATTCCCAATTCTATTAGCAAGATCATTTTGATGCCAAATCTTTAAACATGGTGCATCATTGTCAAAAAATACGGCATTTTTTAAAGCATTTTCAACTATGACCTTCTCTTCTTCATAATTTAGTTCCATATTATTTCCAATAGGAAATAGAGAAACATTTAATCCTAAATTAGTTAATGATTTAAAAATATTTAATGAGGTAATACCATAGCCAGTACCACCTATTGGACAATTTAAATTAAGATTTTTCATTCATATTTCCTATTATGAGTATTATTGACTTGAATAAATGTTGTTTTTTTACCAAAATCTTTAATTTTATTAGCACCAATATAAGTGCATGAACTACGTATACCACCATAAATATCTAGTAAAGTATCTTCTGCTGGACCTTTATATGGAACAATAACAGATTTTCCTTCTGCTGTTCTATATTTTGCTACTCCATTATGATGTTTATCCATAGCGTCTTTGCTACTCATACCATAATATTTAAGTGCAATTTTGCGTTTTTCAGTAGAGGTTCCTGGATCATTAGGTTGCCACCAATTAATTTGCTTATATTTATCAATCTCATTGGACTGTTTAATGACGCATTTATATTCATATTCCCATTCTCCTTCACACTCATCACATCCAGCAAACATACTACCTAACATTACAAAATCAGCATTAGCACCAAATGCTTTACAAACATCACCAACTACTTTACAGCCACCATCAGAACAAATATGACCACCAAGACCATGAGCAGCATCAGCACATTCCATCACAGCACTCAATTGTGGGTATCCTACGCCAGTTTTTAAACGAGTGGTACAAACACTGCCCGAACCTATACCAACCTTGACTATATCGACTTTACCATGAATAATCAATTCTTCTGTCATTTCAGGAGTAACAACATTTCCTGCCATTATAATTACTTCTTCGTAAAGTTTACGAATATGACTAACTGTTTTAACAAATTGCTCAGTATATCCGTTAGCAACATCAACACAAATATTGGGTAATTGTCCATTAACTTGTCTTATCTGATTAAAAACTTCTGTCATTTTTTCAATATCTTTATGACCAGTACCAACAGAATAAAATATTAAATTTTTATTAACTATATTCGGATCAGTATATAAACTGACATAATGAGCAGGACTATAATGTTTATGTAGACAGGTGATCGCTTGATTTTTTGCTAATATCTTGCCCATTTCTAAAGTACCAACAGTATCCATATTAGCAACCATTATTGGTACCGATATCAATTCTCTAGGAGAATATTTAAAATTAAAAATTCTAGATATACAAACCTCTGATCTACTTTTAAGAGTTGATCTTTTTGGTCTTATAAGCACATCGTCAAAATCTAGTTTAATTTCATTAATAATTTTTTGCATGATTAAATGATAAAGAGTTGGGATGGATTAAGTGATAAATTAAAATTTGGATATTTATTATATAAATTTTTATGCAAACAAACGTGTTCGCAATCGTACCCTTCATAGTCACAGGATAAATATTTATCTGCACTATAAATGCCTATTCCTCCAAAAGCACTATTAACCTTAATTGGTTGTGATCCTATAAATGGACACCATTTTGAAAACCATGGCATTTGTTCTTGATAATCATTCCACCAAGTATGTCTAAATGCCCAAGAATCATAATTCAATATTGTTACTTTATTGAATTCATCTTTTAATAGTATATATGCTATTCCTACCATAGCATCAATATTTGATGATGATAACCAACCAAAACTATTTAAAACGCCATTAATATCTACACCTCTAAAATCCAAATCAATAACTATTATATAGTCTAATTTTGTTGTAATATTATTAATTATATAATTTTTACAAACATTTCTATAATTGGCTAATGCTTGAGTTCTTAATTTAGATTTAGAAATACCTATTGGATGAGTGGCATTTAAAGTTTCTGATATTAAATAATAATTTGGTCGTTGCCAAGATTGTAATATGTTTTTTGTATTATCAGCAGAATCATTTTCAAAAATTACAACATTACAATTATTAAATAATGAACAAATTTCAGATAAATGATCTAAACTATTATGTAGTACTGGTTCTATATTTCTAGCCAATCCTGTAATACATATATTTTTATCTTTAATAAATGAATTGCCCTCATTTATTTTTTGTTTATAAGCATCGATAAATTCGTCTTTAATTGGGAATTTCATATATGAAAAAAATACCATCTTTTATGATTATCTATATTTTCTGACAAATTAATATATGATAAATATGCTTTAATTTCTTCCCAATTAGAAAAAATCATTTGATGAGGAATTGTGCCAAATAACCAGTCTGGTGTTTGTTGTTTGCCTTGAACCATATGAATTAATATAGGTTTCTTTTGACGATTAGCCCAAAAAATTTCTTCTAGTGTTCCGCATGGATGAACATTTAAATCAAGATTAACTATTACAAAATCACTAATATCTACTAATCTAAGATCAACAGCTCTAATATTTTTCATCATTAAAGATAGTTCATCATATTGACATTTTTCTTTAAGTTTCTTTTTTATAGAATGAGCATCTTGATCTTCTAATCCTGTTTCAGAAGGTTTGCTGATGGGATTAAAAACCACTACTCCTAAACTTTCTAAGAATGGAGTAATATTATCTCTCCAAGTAGCACCTCTATCTGCTACCCTATCCATAGCACCAGCCAAATAAACTCTTTGATTTTTTAATCTATTCATAATCAGTAACGATCAACAAAAAGAAATGTGAATAAATTCTTAGAAGGCGTAATGCCTAGAGATGGATTATTTTTAACTCTATATATTTCGTATAGACCATTAAAAAATCCAAAAACGATAGCAATAATAAAGAAGATTTTTAACATTGTTTTCTTATTTATTATATAGCAAACATCAGGGTTGGTCAAGATTCATTTTTTACTGTTGTAAAAGACACGCCTAATTCAGTAAGAAGTGATAAGAACTCCACTTGATATATCATTGTAGGTCCACTCTCAATTTTTTCACAAACACTGATATTATCTACAAATTTAAATTCTCTATATGATTCATCCCAATGCCAAACTAATCCATTTTTATTAAACATAAATTTATATCCATTAGAAGCTAATCTTTGAGAATATTCTATATCTTCATTAATGCCACCATGATGTGAAGCATAATAGCCAATATTACTATCCCATTTATATTGATTAAATAATTGTCTTGAGACTATCCAAAAACATCCTGTTTGATATAGTTCTGGATCAGTATCTGGATAATCATAATTTACCATATGATGTAAACCATTTTTCCTCATTACTGCTCTATCCCAATATCTATCATTATTTGGCATTAAAATTCTATTACCTAATATATCCCAAGAGAAATTTTGAGAGTAATCAATAAAATTTGAAGCCCAATCACCATTAAAAATTATGTCATCATCTAAAAATACTAAAATATCACCGTCTGTATGTTCAGCAGCAAGATTTCTTAATTTAGCGAGTTGTCCTGTTTGTGCATCTTGAGCATGATCAATACATTTGATAAATGAATTATGTTTGGCTAAATAATTAAGAGAATTACAATCGCCAGAAATTATGATTTCAAAATTAATATTTGCTTTCTTGCAAGTATTAACTATACTAGTAACACAAATATGTGTAATAACTTGCTTTTTACCATTTGTAGCTATACAAAAACTAATTTTATTAATCATATACTTCTTATTTCTGTGTGATTTTTATCTCTATGTAAAATTTTAGTTGATCCAAAAGTGGGCCAATTTTCAGGTTGAGCATATGTTGGTGGTAATTCTTTTGTTGGCGCATTTTCAATCATGTATCTATTCATATAACTCTCATCATGCCAAAGAGCAACATAGTTATTTCTCAAGTCTTGTTCTATTCGTACTTGTAATGTTTTACACATGGTTAAGAATTGTTTTGATGATCCACCTTGAAAACAATTTTGATAATATTTTTTACCATATCCATATGGAATAAATGCTTCACTATTTTGATTTCTGTCATATGGAAATTGTTCAACTGGATATTGTGGACTAGTATATCCTGGATGAATAACACACACTCTTTCATCTAAAAATTCATCTGATAGATCGTCTTTTAACAACATATCACAATCTATATGATATATATAGTCATACCAAGATAATAATTTTTCTTGTGATGCATAATAATGATATCTTAACAAAGAAATCATTGGGAATGGAACATGGGTGGTTTCTATAGTCTGTAATTTAGTAGATCCAGACTGATTAAATAAGTCTGTTTTATTAGTAAAACAAATCAAGTCTATAGGATAGTTATTTCTATAAATATTGATGCTGTTATATAAATCTTGAGCAAAATGTGTGTATTTATTAGTTGCTATTGTTAGAAATGCTATTCTCATTTATTAACTCTTCTATAATTTTAGTATAATCCTTGCAGATCACTGTCCAATCAAAATAATTAGAAGCATATTCTCTAATTTCATTTCTATACTTGAAATTATTGCCAATAGCATAATTAATAATTGGAATAAGATCATGATCAAATTTACCATTTGGCACTACATGAATAAATGGTAAGCTAAGGTCCAAATTTGCTGCTGCTGTTTCAGAAATAACTAAGCTTAATCCTGCTGATAATGCTTCTGGAACAACTAATGGTGCAGCTTCACCATCGCTTAATAATACTAAACATTTGTAATCGCTTAAATTTTCATAGAGATCTTTTTTAGACCATATACCTCTATAAATACAATTGCCATTATTCCTAAATGTTGGATCTATAACAGGACCGAAGAAATCTATATTGCACATATCACCACAAACATTTGCTAAATCTCTTTGTCTTTTGCGTGGTTCGATTTTACCAAGACAGATTCCAAATTTGGAAGGATTGGTATTAAAAGTGAATTCCGATGTTCTTGCTCCATTCCTTAAAACTTTAATAGATTTATTATAGCCTGCATTTTTGAATACTTGTGCAATTTCATTTGACAATGCTATCATTGATGGACTTTTTAGTACACCATTAAAAATATAACCCCAACCACCATAATTAGGATAATGTTCTTTAACATATCCATAGTGAGTTGTTGTAGTAAAAGGTTTTTTAATTAGACTACTCAAAGTTTCTGCATGATCATCATAATGAAGATGTATAAAATCATAGTCTGTATTATTAACTTGATCAGCAACCTGCACTAGATTAGGATTATTAATTATATCTGTCTCAATACCTATCTTATTAAGATATTGATAATAATCCCAAATTAGACTTTCTACAGCACCCCAATTATCTGGGGGTATAGTCATAATACCTGGACCAATTAGGCATATTTTCATTTTTTTCCACCTATTTGTATTAGTTGAATATTGTCTTGATGTGAAAGGTATCTAAATGGATCAATAACAATGCTTCCATGTGGATATTTTAATTCTTTGAAGTGTTCGTGCATAGTACCTAAAAATATAACAGAATTACCGTCTATTTTATTAAATTTTTCATTGAATTTTTCTAATCCATCTATATGTGGATCAAAAATATCAACATTAAATCCACGACTATATAATATATTGAATAAAAGAATAGAGGGACTACCAGTTTGAATATTAGTCTCTGGCTTAAATGACTTACCGAGAATATAAATTGGTCGTTGTGGTTCAGAGCATAGGAAGGCCAGCCATTCTGTTTGATGTTCTCTTGCAAGCATCAAATCTTCAAAATAGTCATGACTTAAATTTAACATTTTTGCTAACCATGACATAGCAATATTATCTCTTGGATGACAACCACCACCATCACCCATGCCACCACGCAGATACTTGGGAGAAATCAGCCGCTCATCTGCTAAACTAATAGCATCAATAACAGCATCACAGTCTGCACCTATTTTATGACAAATCTCCATAATAGTATTAGCATAAACTATTTTCATACCAATAAATGTATTGTATGCCACTTTAATTAATTCAGCATTTTTAATAGTTGTTCTGAAAACTTTTTTAGAATGTAGTGTTGAATAAAAACCCTCAACATAATTTGCAGCGTCAGGATCGTCTACTCCAAACAATACAAACTCTGGATTAAGAAAATCTTTAATAGTTGTTCCCATAGCAATAAAGAATGGATTATAACATAATTTAATCTTATTTGATAAAACTGGTTTGATATATTTTTCAATAGTTCCCGGAAGAACTGTTGATATTATAACAACTATTTTTTCTTGACCATTTCTATCAACAGACTCTGAAAGATTTTTTATAGCACTGACCAGAGCATCATAGTTAAAATCTACGCGAGTAGCTGGTAGCGGAGTACATCCTTCATAAAGAGGATCATGAGGAGTTTGCACAGGCACGAATATGATATCGCTTTGTTGGACCACATCATCTATTTCAGTAAATTTAATTTGAGATTGTGGTAATAGTTCATCTACATAAAGTTCTTTGTAAGGGATAGATTTGTTATCAATATATGTCTTAACTGCTGGATTAATATCATATCCGCAAACATTATGGCCCTTAGACTCTATTGCAAGAGCAACTGGCAGACCTAATTTACCAAGACCGACGAAACCTATATTATAAGACATGATTCTCCCTTTTTATATTGAACTCTAAAGTATAATAGTTGAGGATGGAAAATTTCATACCACCAACTAGCTATTATGTAAGATTTTTAAAGTGAACAAAATCCACATATTCTATCCAGTACGGCCAAAGTTCTGGTGTTCTTGGATAACTCTTATCAAAATCAAAATCATTCAAATAAAGACTAATATCATTTTTGTATTTAGTGTCAAAAAGTGGAGTCTGTTTGTGTATAAGAGCGCCGAAATCCACTAACTGAACTTTGATATTATTTTCCTCACACAACTGATGATTGTAATCTCTCATATGTTTGATACCATTTTTAAACTTATGAGATACTTGATTATGTAATTGAAATGTAAAGCGTTTAATTATATCACTACGACCAACATAAAACCAATCACAAATATTATGACTAAATTCACCAGCATACAAATGACCTCCCTGCATAGAATCTTGAAAATAGATAGTATCTTCAGTAAAATCTAACTGTGAGATAATTTGACCAATATTTTTAGTATAAATAAGATCTGGTCTACTTTTAATTATTATATTATAATCATTTGAAATATTATAACATGACTTATTAATAGATTCTGTTTGAGATAGATATCCATACAAAAAAATAGGAGTCATCATTCTATGATAATTTAATGACATATTTTGCCATGTGTTAGTATCAAATCTTTCTGTAAAAGATAAATCATAACTATGATTTTTTTCAAAAGTAGTAAATATGCTTTGAAATTTTTGTGATATATTATTTTGTTGCAATTTCATATTATAGTGCATTTTATAACATCTATTTAGATAAGACTCATCATACCAAAAATGACAAAAAACATCACAGAGTGTTGATGAATATATATTATCTATGAATGTAGATAAACATTCTGATGTTGAATATGGTTGTCCAGATAAGGAGAATGCAATTTTCATTAGAAAGTAATATTATAATTTTTAAAATCTATATTAATATTAAATAATTTAACCTGTTCTCTAATGTATGCTTCTGGAGTCCACATGCTATTATTAGCAATAATATTATCTCTATGATAGTCTAGTAAAAAGAATAAACTACCTAGTATATTACTATGTTTATTATTACAGATAATAAACCAATCATTAATCTCTCCTCTTGGTAATGGTCCATAGCAAGTTGTTATATTATTTAGATTAATATCTGATAGATTGATTTGTAATTTGGGAGAAGTATCAAATCTTGAAATAATCACACAATCATATTCAAATTGATTTTTTTGAGCATATAATTCTTTGAGCATCACAGATTGGTGGATGCTATACATCATACTATATTGTGTTTTAGTCATATTCTTAATAAATGCTGTTTTATCTGGATTTCCATATAAATTAGGCCAACAAGCATCTATTTGATTATCAGTTAATGTAATCATTTTTTCATGGAATGGTTTTTGAGATTCAATAATAAAACTTTTTGGATTAATAATATTGGGTAAATCAGCTCTTAGATTAGGATGTAAAAATTTACCAGCCATTGTAGAACCACTCACCACCAAATCATTTTCATTAAACCAAGAGTGAAAGAATATATCCGCACCATTATTATCTATCACATGATTTTTAAGATATGGCCAATTATTATGAAAATTTCTCGGTTGACCATATAAACAAACAGCTGTTTTCATAGTAAAAATAATCCCACAGGTTTATCTTGTAAATTAAAATCGCCTTCAACATTATAATAAGGAGTAATCTGTTTCTGTTTGATCATTTGTAAAAACCAACCTGTAACTCCAAATTCAGAATATTTCATTCCTCCAACATACCCTTGACATCTAGATAAACATATTAAATCTGCTATACATGATTCAGTGTAATGCTGTATCAAATGTTGTTTAGATTGTAAATCAATTGACAAATGCACTGTGGAAGCATCTCCATCATATCTAATAAATAAATTTCTATCATATAAATTAGAGATAAAATTATATTGAGAATAATTATTATTTAAATAGTCTATTGTCTCTAGAGAATCTGTAGAAATAAAAACATTATTAGTCCCTAGTTTTTCGCAGACTATGTCTAGACCTTTGATATAGTCGTCGATAGTAAAAATTGGTCTTTCTGTCCATGATTGTTTTATATTTCCGTCTGGTGAAACCATTTCTCCTCTTCTAATTTGTAAACCACAAACTGGTGTTGACGGCCATGTATAATTTAATATTGTTGAATTTAAATGATTCTGAAATTGTTCATTAAGTCTAAAAGTATGATTTAAGCAAGATAAATAAAGATAAAATTCAGATAAATATCCTTCTGCTTGTTGTAAATTTTCCAAATCAATGATATCTTTTATATCTTTAAAAAGATTAGTCCAAGATTGTTCATTTGTATTATTATTAGTAAAATATCTTGTCCATAACCATGGAAACCAACTCTCTGAAGTTTTTAATCTCCACCAATCGTATTCACCCAATCTACAATGAGCAGAAATGCGAGGCATCAATGCCTGTTTAATACCTTCGCAAAAATATGAAGAAATAAATCTAATATTTTTTGATACAGGATCAAAACTCAAATCACAATCCAACCAAGATTTTGCTTGTGTTTGAACATTATAAATATAAAGTTTGTGTAAATTTAATTGATTCGTAATGTCTATCATTTCTGTATTGGTTTGTGGAAAAACAAAATCATTTTTTTCTATCAACATGAAAATTTCCTTTTCAAATAATTTATTAATTCTATATTTGTAAGAATACTTGCTCCTGTTGGATGAGGATTCCAATTTTGACCAATCCAATTAAATGGTCTATTTTCAAAACGTAATATCCTATATAGAAATGTAAATATAGGAAAATTCGGTTTGAGTTTGCCATCCAAAATGTACTTATAGATTAGACAGTTTAAAACATCTTGATCGCCGCATGACCATTTAAATGATGGGTCTGGATTAGCATTAGGATGCTTTGAGAGCAAGGTTTTATCGGAACATAGATCTCCATACTCCTTGATAAACTGACGGCTGAACGGAGTATTTCTTAATATAATTCGTGCAGCATTAATTAGATAACAATTTTTTATTAAACTATTTTCTGTGGGATCTGTTATAATAGTATCAATTGTGTGTGTTTTTACATATTCTTTAACTAACACATTTTCTCTCTCAAATTGACAAAAAATATCACTGTCATTTTTTTCTAAAACCATTTCACATAATTGATTCATATTCACCCAATCAGATTCCCAATATTGTGCATTCTTTTCAAAATTACTATCATGATAAACTAAAATAGAATTCTCAGGAATCTGTTTTAGAATATGACTAATTAAGAAACCTTTAAAATCAAAATAGCCAATATAATTAGCATTTGGATTCATATCCAGTGCTTCTTCATATTCATTACAGACATCTTGACTATTTGGTAATTCTTTTAATTGTTGTTTATTAAAAGTAAATATATCAGTAAAATATGAGGATAGTTTTTCTTTTACAACAGATGTTATGTTTTTTAATTCATACCCTCTGTCTGTTGCACCACCTTCTGTATAAAAAGTTAAAAGATAAATATTATTCATTTGATAATTACAATAATATTATTATCTATTTGATTTGGTGCAAAAGGGAGTCTGATTAATTCTATATGTTGTAAATTAAAGTCTTTTTTAATATTATCAAGGATTGGTAGAAATTTTTCAACATCATGATTAAGCAAGTCTTCTATTACAAACATTCCACCGGCTTTTAATTTATGAATAGAGTTAACTAAAAAAGTATAATTAGAATAAAAAGAATGGTCTCCATCATCGATAATAATATCAAACATTATGTCTTTTAATTTATCATTGTTCCACATTTCTGATAATACTGTGGGATTTCTTTGATCACAATAAAAAGAACTTATTCTATCTTCATTAATTAATGTTTCTACACGAATATCTCCACCATAAATTTTTCCGTTTGGAAAATAATCTCTCCATCCATAATGAGAATATCCATGATAAATACCCACTTCAAAGATATTAATTGGTTCATTTCTAATCTCATTAAATAAAAAATGATATATTGGAGTATAATTATGCCAATTAAAAGTAATACTCTTATCTGATTTCATCATTTCGCATAATTCAGTTGGTTTATTATACAATTCACTATTTAAAAAATTACTAATATCTTGTGCAGTTTTCATATAAGCTCCTTTAATATATCGCTATTTCTTTGTAAATTTATGCCTATCGCTCTTGGGTATGGATTAGCTGTATTATAATCGTTAATTAATATTCTTTTACAATTTAATAAATTCATAATTAATTGACAATTATCAAAACCTAAATCATGTAACATTTTTCTGGTATATTCCTCAGCAGATTGAGGTCTGGCTGTTACAAAAATGATTTGATTACCATCAGACAGTAATTGCTGTAATTTTGTAACATTTTCTGGTAATGGTATAGCGGGTTGATGGTAATGATGTTTAGACTGTGCTTGAATCAGGGTGCCATCTATATCACAAAAAATAACCGCCTTATCATTGTAAGTAAACCAATCTTCTGCTGTGCCAACATCTGTATAGTCTGTAACAATATTTTCAAGAAAAGTACGATTATTGCTTAAACAATATTGTATAATATCTGATACATAAATTTCTTTATTATTTTTATTAATTCTGTCAAAAGCATCAATAAACATTCTTGAGTTTTCAAATTTATATCCGCCAACGCAAAACTTATCTGAAACAATGCTTTTTTCAATTATGTTCTGTATGATACCTTGATCGTTTGATATGATATAACTTTTAGATCCAGGATTTCTAATTATTTTATTACTAGATAATTTTGAAATACAAATATAATTACCTTCAAGATAAGAATGATCAAAAAAACTATCACAATCCTTAATAAAAATTTCAGAGTCTAAAGATAAATTAGCTTTATCTATAATTTGTTTGACAGTATCTGCTGGGCCTGTTGTTTCTTGCTCAAGAACCACGATGTTAATATCTTGTTTAAAATGATATTTGAGTAGACTTGATATATCATATTTTTCATTATGAGTTTGTAATATTCCTATAGTTATATTATATTTACCAACGAATGGATTAACCGCTCTTTTGAGCATCATTTGTCCAGAATAATCGACTAAAGTATATTTTGGTCTCATATTAGGAAATCTAGACGATAAACCAGCGGCGGGGATAATTATTTCCATAATTTTTTAATTTCATTAAGAAGAAAATTGTATTCTGATGAATCTTTTTTGGCGTGTTTAAATACTCGTAATAACATTAATATAAGTAAATAATTGTTATTGGCAATTTTAAAACGTGTTAGCAGTCTGTCTTGTAGCATATTCGCATATGTCATTAGATGATGATCTTGATTATCTCTGATAAACCAACCACAATGCAAGTCTTGTCTCATCTTGGCAATATCAAAGACCCAAGAATCATATTCTATAGTTACAGCATCTATTAAATAAAATTGATTATTTTTTGCATAAATAAGATTTTCTAAAGTCATGTCCCCATGATAGATTGATTGGGGTAAGATATTGGGTAGTTTTAATAGTAATTCATTTTTAGTAAACGGTAGATTTTCAAAATTTACTACAGACAGTTTTTGATAATAAATTTTAGTATAATCTTTTGCAACCGATTGGCTAGCCATCTTTTCAATTATACCGATAAGAAAATCAGATAAATGTTCAATACCATTCACTTTTATATATGTTTTAATATCTAATCCATCAACATATTCCATATCAAGAATATTATTGTCTTTATAATAGATAGTTGGTACTTTGAATCCACAAGCAGATAAACTCTTGAGTCTCTCGTAATTCCTATCTATATTATTGATTTTACGAATTAATTTATGTTGTCTATCATTCTCCATTAATAGTACAGTACTTCCGGAGAATCCTTTCAGTGTTTTAATAATTTTATAATTAGCAAACATCGTCTTTAATTTTTAATTCTATTAAATAGTGCCAGCCTAAATATTTTTTTAGTATATTAAATATTATATTAGGCATAAATTTAAATAATAGTATTTTATTATATTTACCACGAATATAGTCAGATATTTTATATGTAAAGATATGATCTTTCGCAATAGATATAATTTTATATTTATTAAAAAGTTGTTTAATTTGGCTTTTTGTGTAAGTGAAAGCAACAGGACAATTAATCTGTGCTTCTGCAAAGTATTGAATTGTTTTATTAAAATTAAAATAAAATTTATATCCATGAATAATATAAAATGATATAGATTTCCAACATATTTTACTATATAACATAATTTTAATTAATGTATTAGTATCACAATAATATTTAATTTGATCTATAATTTTTTGAGGATCAGAAGCGTGATGAATCACACCAAAGGAATATATTAAATCATATTTTTCTATTGGAATATAATTTGTTAGTTCTTCTAAATTACAAATATAAAAATTAGCATTTAAATTATATTCTTTGAATCTTTGTTTTGTTATTTCCATAGATTTTTCTGAAATATCACATACTGTTATTAATGCTCCTGCTTTAGCAAATCTTATTGAATCTGTTCCTATCCCACAACCTAATTCCAATACTTTTTTATTTTTCCAATTATTGAAATCTGCAAATCTTAAAATATGTGGTTCAACATAATATCTTTTTGCATCAACTTCTTCAAAATATTCCTTGGAGCCAATTTCTTTTTGAGAATGTCTAATATTACATGGCCTATTATTCCAAAAATCTTTAATTTTATTTGTTAAATCATTCATAATTTGTAGCTAATGTTTTAAAGTATGGTAAATGTTTATTATTAAGTTCTATATGGATAGAGAATAACTCTGGATTATTTTTAAATAATATTGCTAATAGTATCTGTTCATTATTAACAATATCTTGATTTAAATAAAATTCAAACAATGACTTGATCTTTGTGGCAATATTTTTGCACACTATTGATGAGCCACCAAATAATGTTCCAACTAATAAACAATTATTATCCCAAATATAAACATTATCCCCAGGCCATGATTGATAATACTTTACAGTATTGATATTTCCTTGTATATTCAGTCTATCTTGTTTTAAGATGGAATAATTTTGTGGCCAACTAATAGAGGTATCAATATTATCAAAAAATCTACTACATCCAGCATCCATCCAAAAATAATAGTCATATTGATTATGCTTATCAATTGCATCAACCAACCACTCAAACTTAGAATACTGGATTATATTATATAATGATAAATTACATTCTATTCTAGATGGGTCTTTTATTAATTGACGATAACTAGGTGATTTTAAAATATTTTCGATTTGATTTTTATATTGATAGTATGGAATATCTTCTAGTTTTTGAATAATTATAGAAGTATTAGATATATCTCTGCGTTGTAAGATAAACTCCTTGAATCTATCTTCTGTATAAATAATAAATGGAACATTCAATCTTAATGTTTTATCAAACCAGTCTAAATATTGGTCGATAGTTCTTCCATCACCATTTTTATCTCTACCTATATCGAATAATGCAGTTATTACTGTGCTGGATTGTTCCATAACCAATTGCTCCCATATTCATTGTCGCTATGTCTTCCGGTATATCCTTGTGATGAAGATTTGTATTTTGCTCTAAATTGATGAACCAAAGGATGACCACTAGTTTGCCACTGAGGATTTCTGTAACATTCTACAACTTCAGGATTAAATGATTCGACTATGCCAATAGTAGCAAATAAGACTGGGAATACTATATCATAGTTTGATAATCTTTTATCGGATAAGCATAGTTGATCTAATAATTTTGGATATTTTAAGAAATTATCATATGCTTTCAAAAATATTTGACTATTAAAAATTGCTGGTGTTGCTCCCCAGTTATCAATAGTTATACCTTGAGGATATAGTTTTAGAATTTGTTTTAATTCATCTGATAGTCCACTATTGATACGCGTACCTAATAAATAATTATTATTCGGATTTGATAGTTTGCCTCTCACCAGTACATCCGGTTCCATAATCAATAAATAATCTTTTTGACCATATTCAATTGCTCTTTTAGTTCTATCTAAAAAAGTTAATATCGATTGTTTGATCAAAAATTGTTGATCTGGATTTTTAAAATCATCATCTATCTGAGGAATAAATCCTCTAGAATCAAATTCTAAATTAGTCTTGATGTGCGAATATTTATTTTCTAAAAAAGAATAATCACTTCCGCCATCTGACACTAGATAAATAGGACAATCTGGATATATACTTTTTAAAGTATTAATTGAATATTCAACAGCATCTATTTCTGTATAACAAGTATAAAAAACACTAAAATTCATATTATTATCCAGTTTCTATTGTAACAATAAATATCATTCCAATTATTAATACCAGCATCCGAAGTAAACCATTTTTGAGGGGCTATAGTTTTTTCGCTACATGATAACCATGAACCCCACCAAGAAAATGAAGAATTAGCAATTATATGATAATCACATAAGCTCATAATGCACAGGTCTACGAATGGATTATTATGAGATACTATAAATCTGTCTGATCTAAATAGGTTTTGAGTTTTAATCCATGATGGATCATCACTAACTATGACTACTGGAATAGTATTATCAAACAAACTCAAAGCATTTTCATAATATTCATTAGTGCAACATCCGCCATGTCTAGGATGATTAACATAATCAGTTCTTCTAATATGTAAAGATATGACTGGTTTTTGAGTAATGTTTTCTAAAAATTTAAAAGCTGTCTCTAATATATCGGCTTTAAATGTAAGATCTAATCTTAGTTCGTTAGATATGTGTGAGAAGTATTTCTCTGACTGAAAATAACCTAATAAGTCTATATTGTCTGGACATTCATTAAATAATAATTCGTCCCAATTAAAAAATCTTTCATTGACTCTTTGAGAGACTTGATTAAAGCCAAAATTAGATTCGTCTAATGATTGTAATGTAAAACACTCTAATAGTTGATGATTTTCTCGTGGTATTTTAAATTCATACTTATGCTTGGCAGCAATTCCTTTGGTGGCAGCAAACTGGAATATTTGATTGCCTAATCTTCCGTATTGTCCCAATAAATTAAAACTAATAGACATTATTTTTTCTCGTATATAAAAACTGGAATATTAGACCAAATATCACGAATTAACTCTGAAACAAAACTCCAATTACCTCCAGCAAGACCACACCCAAATTTTGGAGCATGAATTTGTACTGTTTGATCTTTATCAAATTTTTCACGAATAAATTTAGACACAAGAATCATAGATTGACAAAGACTGGCATAGTTTAATGGTCGTGGATTTTTGGATGATATAGTACCGTTTTGAGATATCATATTGGCAAAAATTAAAGAATGACCGAAAGTTTTATCTTTAAATACTTCCACAAATTGAGTATGTCCTAGAATCTTAGATCCTAAAAGATGGTAATTCTCTTTGACTATTGGAAATCTATCTGCTACTGCTGATGCAAATCCAGCACCAAATAAATTAATATTATTACACACATGAGGCACTATAACACTGCATCCATTATTTCCACCATGAATATGATTCGAAATAAAATCAAATAAATCACCATGAATTATTGGAATCTTAGTCGAAGGTATTTTATGTGTAATTTTCATTATATTCACCATTTCTTTAATGGACAAGATTGATCAGCCCATGCTAATTTATTAAGAAATATTTTTTTATTACTAATATTGCATCCACACTGTAAGCACTGCTTATTCAATGAATCATAACTACTACAGACCGTACAGATATTATACCGGGTCTCAATTTCTGCCTGACTAGACTTGGGACTTCCAGAATAGATATGCCAGAAAAGGGACTTCAAAAATGTTTGTATCTTATATCGCCACATCTGACTTAGGTGTTTCTTTTACTGGTTCAATATTATTATTGGAATCTAGAGTATAAATTTGACAAATATGAATAATATCTTGAGCATTAAACCATTTGGCTAATCCATTAGTTAAGTTATATGCTAACCTATTTCCATTTTTACGAAAATCTGATGTTAATAAAAACTTGTTGCCTTGATACTCAAAACAATCTCCATTCTGGATTTCTTCAATATATTTCATTTGTAATCCTGTTCCCAATCTTCCCAAAGTTCTTCTTCATATAGGTCTTGTTTTTTCTTTTTGAGTTGACTTTTTGACTTAGATAAAAATCTTTGTTCTTCTGAAACTTGATGTTTCTTAAAATTTTTACCCTGAATATTTTGCCGTCTTAAATCTTTTCTGTAATCGTCTGTCATGTTAGATCAATTGTAATCTCCTGGTTTAGTTTAAATATAACCCATTTTCTGAAACAGTCAAGTCAATTCTTAAAAATTTTTTCACTTGCCTTGTAGTTAAATATATCATATAGTTATGCAGAGGGGTGGTAATACTTTACTTTATATTCTCTTTTATCCAATCGATGTAACTACTAACTCTGGTGTGACCACTTTCTGTACCATATTTAGAGTTTGGAGAACCCCTACTAACAAAAACGCATGAGTTTATACCCGCTAATTTACCATCAATAAATAAACCACCACCACTGTCTCCACTTGCTATTAAGAATTCTAGATTAGTTTTATCTTTGCCTTTGCTGGGTGAACAAACTAATAATTCGTTTTCTATATAATCAATCCTATTAGATCCTGCTCTTTGTTTAGTATCACCAATATTTGGACCACTTAAAAATGTGCCTGTCATTCCAAAACCAGATATATCACATAATTTTTCAATTTCATCTGATTCAGTATATAATTGTGGATAAAGATCTAGATTTAAATCTTCTTGAATAAAACCAATAGCAATATCTCCAGTGCCAAAACTAGTATCATGTTTTTTACTATAAACCACCTTATAAACACAATACTCTTTGTTATTGATATAAAAAAAACAACTACCACAGTCCTTGACAACGTGAGCAGCCGTTAAAATATGATGTGAATCTATGGCAACCCCTGAAGCAAAGTAAGACATTCCCTTTTCATTTTTACCACCAACCTTTCCTACAAAAGTAAACTGTTTAGCATATTCTAAATATTTACTATCTGGAGTTCCTGGGTCAACCGTTCCTGCTAAAGTTGATCCTATTAATATTATAAAAATAATGAGATATTTGACCAAGGCTCACCTCAATATTAGAGGGGTTTATTTTTGACCTTATTCAAATACACCGCACAATCATCAATAACATCTTTATTATAACTTTTAAAATTCATTAAATGGCCAAAAATTATATGACAAGGATCAGCACATAATGTTACTAAATTCGATGGATCTAATTCCCCTTCAGGATTTATATGAACAGGAATTTTATGATGAACTTCTAATTTCTTATCTCTACCACAAGCAGCACAAGCAGGATTATCTTTTAAGTGTTGTTTTCTTACACTTGTCCATTTTGGCGATCTTGTTGCAAAACGAACTTGTTTTATGAATGAAAACATTATTTATTTAACCATTTAATAAATTCTTTTTTATCACGATAACCCTTTTGGCGTTTAATTTCCATTTTATTTTTTAATATGAAGTAGTCTGGGATTGATCTGACTCTATATTCTTGTTTTAACTCTGGATATTTATCAATATTAACGAAGCAAACTATCATACCCTGTAATTCTTGACAGTTTTGTAGATCATTTTTCATTTCATTACAATATTCGCACCAATTAGCAGTAAAGATAACTAATAGTTTTTGATTGGATTGTTCAGATAATGCTATAGCATCAACCAAGTTTGTAGTAATTACATAGTCATCATTGGTTCCATAACAAATAGACTGTAAAACTAAAATAGAGAATAGTAATATTTTTTTCATTTGTAATCTCCGATTACTCTACCCTTTTGGGTTCTTACCACAAATCCTTTCCTGACTAGGAATGGCTCAATGCTATTCTCTATAGTTTCCGTGGCAATTCCAGTCATTGAAGAAATGCTCTTTAATCCAAGGGGACTGCCTTTAGACCTGACTAATAATTGCAAATACATTCTATCATACACATCTAAACCATGTTTATCAATACCTTGCACACTAAAAATATCATCAACAGATTTAGCATTAGGGTTGCACGCCTTATAATTTTTATACCATTGTAATCTAGCGTTTAAAATTCTAGGAGTTCCTTTGCTTCTCTGTGCAATTTCTAAAAGGTCTGATTCGTCTATGACTATTCCCAGTTTCTCACAATTCAATCCTGCTAGTTTGGCTAACTCATCATCGGTATAAAAAGACAGATGCTCTTTAATTGCAAAACGATCATAGAATGGTTGACTTAATCTTCCACCATTAGTTGTTGCACCAACCATAGTAAATACTGGAATATCAATATCTTCAACAACTCCTTCTACAACTATGTGTAGTTTAAAGTCTTCCATAACTGGATATAGAAATTCTTCCACAATCTTTGGTAGTCTGTGGATTTCATCAATAAATAATATTGATCCTTGATCCATTCCCATAAGATAAGGAAGAATATTTTTAATGCTTCTGAGATTAGCAGCATTGGTGGTATACAGGTTTGTACCCATCTCAGACGCTATAGCACTCGCTATAGTCGTTTTACCGAGGCCAGGAGGCCCGTCTATTAAAACATGAGGCATCACACCGCCAGAACTTTTACAACCCGTCACACAGACGCTCAGACGATTCAAAACATCGGTCTGACCAATGATCTCACTAAACTTGGTTGGTCGAATTCCGTTTGCCATTATTATTTTCTCCAATTTGTTCCAAAGTAAATTTAATTAGGCCAATAACATTATTAATTGGATTTATACGATAAGCAGAGATTATATATTCTCTGGCTTCAGTATCGGTAAAACCATAGTTAACCAATACTTTAACACACTGGCTTAAAAAGTCAATGTTAATTTCTTGTACTATTTTTTGTTCTGTCTGTTTTGCAGTTGTGGGCTTATGTTCTTTTCTTGCCGTTGTGGCATATTGTATTTTAATATTTCGTATTCTTTTAGGTCTGAATACTGTTCCACAATCACAGACTATTTTATAGCCTTTTGTTTGGGCTTGTCTTGCACTTATCCAATGAGTAAATCCACAACGCTTTTCTGGACACTCATATTTAAAGTGTGCTTCGTAATCAATCGGTTTCTGGCTTTTGTGTATCGTTTTGTTCTTCATTATCTTTTACCCAAAATATAAAATCATTTTTTTCACTATCAAACGCACTGTCTAATAGTCCATCATTAACCAATTTAGATAATATATTGCTGACCATTCTACCATTAAAAGATTCTAATATTGCACTTAGTATCACATCATTAACGTAATAATTTTCTGTTTTATTTTTTTTATTTGTTTTAATTTTTATATGGTTTTTAGCCATAGTAAAACATTCATCATAGGTCAATATTCTATCTAATTCTTCTTGATCTTTTGGTGCTACTATAGATAGTGTGTATGTTAAATCATCATTGGCATCCTCGTTAATAGATCCAAATGATTGGAACACTAATTGTCGTGCATGATTAATAAAACCTTCTAAATCTTTGATTTGATACCAAGCACTCATTTTAATTTCCTAGTTGAGAATATCATATAATCCTCTATAGTAGTTTGGTTGACTAATAAAGTGAACAGCATTACTTTCTAAATGCTTCACATATTGTATTTGAATAGGGTTGTAAACAAAGTATTTCATTTTCCATACACCCTCATTAAAATGATTATTCCCCAAATACAGGGGGGAGTTTAAGCCACCCGCTGTATTGGGGATCAAATCATTCACAGGAAACGAAACACTAACAGGAAGATTGTCTATTTGACTAATTACATCTTTGATCCATTCGCTAAATCCCCAAAAGTTATTTAGATTACCCACATCAATCTTGAAGTAGTGCTTTTTAATATGCTCTCCTTCAATATCTTCTGGCTCATCGGAATCGTTTGGAAATTTATTCATAATAAAAGATGGCGAGGGAATCGAACCCTCTCACATAGCGTGTGAATCTAAAGATACCAGAGGCTATGATCTTAGTCACCAGACTACCATACTTAAAGATCAACTATAGAAACCGTAACCGTCAGTATCCTCGTCCTCATTGTCTTCATAATAAGCAGCATCTACATCTTCCTCATCATCATTCCAGTTCCAATCATAATCGTTGGAATAATCTTCATCCTCATCCGTATAATCATCCTCAGCAAAATTGGCAGAATAGAGAGGCTTTAGAAGTTCGCCTTGATATTCACCAACCACAAGATATTCGCATGTGCGAAGTTTCTCACAATTACAATCAGTCGGTACACTCACAACATCCTTTGGATTAATCTTAACAATAACAATCTTATCGCCAGCCTCAAGACTACCATAACTAGCAACATAATTTAATGCACCAGCGTGAAGTCCATCAGAACAACCACGACTACGATTATCATCAACCTTTGCTCTGGTCATCTTACAAACATTACCAACACTGTTATCAAATACTCCACGATACTTATCCTTAAAATCACTCCTGACTGCCTTATAAGCAAGGAAGTAACCATCCTCAGTGATAGGCAGATGCTCATGCTCAAGGAAATCATAAAGTTCTTTTTGACTTTGCATACTAGGATTCTCCATAAGATTATGAAGAAAGTTAACAAGAGGATAGAAAGGCAGACCTTTGCTCATAAACTCAAGAATACGCTTACTGATACTACCATGAACTTCCTCACTCTCATACAAAACCTTACCATTCTTGATCTCCACAAGACCATCACTAAAAGTAGAGACAGCCTTTTCAATATCCACAATCTCCAAGAGTTCATCTGCTGTTGCTGTTGGCAACGCTTCTAGAATCATCTTGTAATTAATATGATCCGGCAAAACCTGATAGGTTCTATTATTAAGAACCAGTGTCAGATTACCATCAACCCACATAAACGGAACGCTCATTGTTTAATCTCCTGTGAAAAATTAAATTACTTAATCAAACTACTCAATTGCTTCTTGAATGACTCCACATCATTCAACTGATAATACCAATCGCCACTCTTGCCACCATAATAACCATGACGATCATCAATCTGCAAAAGAGGATTAGTATCCTTCTTTAGTTCTCTCAGATTGCCTGTTACTTGGGTGCTACCAACAATATACTTCAACATCGGGTTGCTGTCAACTGCTTCTTTAAGAGTTTTTCTAAGATTCTCAATTGAAGGTAGACTAACACTACCAGTAGTCTCTGTTTTAATATGTTTGGTATACTTATTATCATAACCATACAAATTGGTCAACATTTGAACCAAACCATTATACATCACATTAGTCTCTCTGACCAACTGACTATTAACACCATTGATGCCAATATCATTTAGCAGTTTACTCATGTGACCAAAATAATCATTAGCCTTAAATCGTTCAATATCAAAAGTTGATCTATGCACAGTATCACTAAAGAACTCCATAATCATGCAGTGGTCAATAGCCTTAATTAGTGTAGCATTATTAATCTGACTACCATAATCAAGACCAAAGATATTTAGAATATGGAAAAGAATCTGACGATCCACAAAACCATGATTATAGTACCTATACTGATCACGCTTCTCGTCTTTAGAATATTCTTTACGACAATATTCAACAAGACCATTAAATTGTGATACAGTATCGAATTTCTTGATCTTAATTTTCTTTAGACGATCCACCATGAAATCATTAAACGGTACAAGATTATAGCCTTCATTGGTCAATTTTTCCACAAAATTATGCTTAATTGCATAAATATTTGTATTACCAATAAGTTGCTTTGCATTATCAGTAGTAAAATTCTTAAAGATTTCGCTCACTTCTGGAATATCTTGATTTTGCACGGTCTTATATCTAAGGATTGGCACATAAACAATAGAATCTTCCTCAAGCATATCATCAAGACGAGATTCACTCATCTCTCTCATGTGTGAGGCATCATTATAGCCAATACTAAGAGCAGTAGTATCCTTATGATTTCCAATGATTAGGAAAGCATCCTGACTACTAACACTACCCTGACTACTTCTATTAGTATTCTTGCGTGGATTATTGTTCTTGATCAAATCCTTATAGTCAGAAACCATGAGGATATTTTCTGATCCAACATCATTAATCAGATCATCAAAACCCTCATCGCTTTTTGTATAGTCCTTAGTATCAATCATCAGATAAGCAAAGCAATCGTTCTGGTTACAATAACGAGTAACAATCTTCTTTGCTGTTTCTTCTGTCTTAATATCGCACTGGAAGAAAGCCATCTTGCCATTCTTCTTCTGACTATTCCAGTAAGAATATCCCTTACCAGTTAAGGTTTCATGATGAATCTTATCTGTTTGATAAACCAAACGACGAGAACGATAACCAGTGCTTCTGTAGTTAAAAACATACAGACTCTTTCCGGCCTTGATCTTATATTCCAAGTCCTCACCACTATTGATATTGTGGGTCTTATTGTTAGAGTCTGTCCATGTTGCACCCACTCCCCAACCACCAGCAAGATCATTCATTGTATAATATGTGGCAATTGCTTCTACCTTAGTTTTAGCAGCAGCAATCTTCTTGCTGAACATTTCCTTCATTTCGAGGAAAATATCCTGGGTCTTATCACGCAGAGTTTTAACTACTGCTTTGGTATACTGCAATCCTTCACGACTAACATCCATCTCCAAATCACCAATACCAAAGTCAAGTTCAAGATAAAGACCCTGACCAATGATTTCTCCAACAAAAGCCTTCCATGAAGCAATATCTGCCTTATTGAAAGCACGATTCCACTTGGCAATATGGTCTGGAGTTTCCTGCTTATCTTCACCAATAAGATGAGAGGTAACTACCGGATAAGCAATATTACCCATGATAGCAACAACACCACTATCAATACGATGATATTGTGTAGGAAACAGATTGTTATTAACTCTGCAAACTCTCCAGCCATCACCGTCAATCACAATATTACGATTGCTATATTCCTTGGAGAAATCTGTACCAATTCCACCAGAAATAATAGGCTTATTCTTAAAGTAGTGGAAAATACGAATAGCCTTCTGACTAAACTCATGAAAATCGTGTTGCTTAACAGCAAAACTAATTTCCAGACCATTAGGCTCATTAGTATCAATAGTGTGGAGTAAATTAAGAGTTGGCACACCACTATCATCCATAGCAGCAATATAAGTATACTGCTTACCATTGTAATAAGATGTTGTGGTAAAACTCTTGGTATAAGCAAACGGACTCTTACTCCCTAGACCAAGACAGCCCACAAAATCATTACTATCATTCTTATTGCTTGCACCATAAGTGGTATAAAGATTCTCCATATCGGTCTGACTAAGACCAGTACCAAAATCTCTCACGCTAAAATTAGGATCACCAGCACTAGGCAACTTAACCCTAAAAGGATTAGGATTGCCAGATGCAATATGACTATCATTAGCGTTTGTGGACAGTTCACGAATAACTGCCATCACCTTATCAGAATACAGAGAATCCGAAAGGATTTTAAACATTTTGCTGGTCTGTGCAATATTAAACTGCGATGCACTTCTAACACCAGCACTGTGAACTTCAATCGTCCTATCTGCCAACTTCATTTCCTGTTCTCCAAAAGTGTTTCAATCGTTCCTGTGATAACCCAAGTATACCATCGGCAAACCGACTTGTCAACCTTCACTTTATTTTTTTCTTGCAACCCGTATGCTAATATAGCCACAATAAATTGGTAATAAGCCTAGATACCATACTGGAGTTGCTATTAAACAAAAATTTATACCAATAATAATATTAATTATACTTAATAGATATATAAGAATAGATGGAAAACCAATTTTTGCTAAAAGATATGTAATCGGGCCTATTAAGATTGTTATCAGAAAAATTATAGTAACTAATAGTGCTAAACTAGCCATTCAAATAATCTTCCCCATCATCATCTCCATCAATTTCATAACTGTCATACGGAGTCCACTCTGGATTATCATCTAGTTCTTCTTCTTCTTCTTCTGCCAGCATAATAGTAAAACTATTTAAAACTACTAATATATCATTAATTTTTGATTCAACACTATCTATTTTAGCAGTTAGTGATTTGATAGATTTCTTAATGTCTGTAATTTCTTTATTAAAATCTTTATCCAATCCCTGGATATCTTTATTACTTTCACTAATCTTTTTAATTATATTATCAAAATCGCGTGACATTAGAAACTCCTTTTATATTCTTTTATATCCCCGTTTTCCAAAATCTTTTTATCTTCATATGGTGAGGCAATACGGCGATAAAATTCTTGCTTGATATTCTCTAATACACCAGTAATCATAGCAATCTTAGGATAACTAGTATCGCCCATAAGTCCACAAATAATGCGAGAAAAACAATAATTTATTCTACCTAAACAATCTTTTAAACTTTTATGTTCTATAAAATCGTTACGAATAGCCAGAATTAAATTATCAATAGTATCATCCAATTCTTCTCGTTCTTTTTCATTAATATATGGCATAATTAATCCTCACTACATCTACATTGATATTTATTGCAATAACAGCATTTTGGCCCAGGATTTGCGAATCCCCAAGCATTAGAATCACCATCAAAACTTTCTTTACCAGTATCAATACAAACAACTCTATTTCGTCCCCTTCTTCTTATTAATCCAATATTATACCAATGACAATCCCAAAATTTTAATTTAGTTTTTTCTTGAATTTGATTAACAAGATACTGAATCTGCTTCATACTAATAATTGTATTAGCATTGGGAACCGTAGCCAATTCTGTGATATATCCCCAATCGCTAGGGTCTGGTTGATAAACATCTATTTCTGGTTGAAATTCTAGTCTACAAATTTTCCCATAAACCTTTGGTGCAAGATCGAATTTGCTGAGTTTTTTTTGCACGCTATAGGCATATTCGGCCTTCTTCTTATTGCGGAATTCTTTAAATGCTAAGTTAGATTTTCCATAAATAGGATAAATTTGAGAATATCCACCTTCCTCAAACCAACTACCATAATCAATCTTAAAATCGGTGCAGATCATTTTCTTGTACCTTATTACCACTCAGATTTTCCACAATAAAAATAGCAATTTTTAGATCATCACCCTCAAAGATTTTAATTGGGCCTCTTTTAATATCAAATCTAAATGTGGCATAAACAGCATAGTAAGGTTCACCCTCTGCTTCTTCATCCAGATTAAAGTATTCTTCTAGAGATTTTACTTCTTCTGGTATAAGACCGCCTTCATAATCAGGCAAATCCCTAATAGTAGATATATGATAATGAAGAATGTGAGAACGTGGATTGCCCTCATTAGAACACCACCCTCTAAAAAATCTATTAGGATAAGTTGACATTATTTTTCCTAAATTTAGAATAAAAGTCTTTAAATTCTGATCTATTAGAATAGAGTGGTACAACAATCTCATCATTAATATACGGATTATCAATAGTTCTTAGATCATATAATTGACCATGACTATTAATCCTACCCCATGCTACTGCTTGTAAATTATTATAGTAATGCAATTCTTCTCTTAATTTTTTAAGTTCATCCTTAGCATTTTGCACACTAAACAATTTAGGAACCAATCCTTGTTCAGCACACTTTAGGATATAATCAAGAGGGTTAGCATGATGATCCATTTTAATTCCTTTATTTAAAGTAGGAGTGGTGGGAGTCGAACCCACACTGTACGGATTTTAAGTCCGTTGTCTCTGCCATTGGACTACACTCCCAAAATAACACTGACCACAAGACCAAATTAGAGGTTGATTAATTGTGAGCCTCTGGTTTAGATCATTGTAGTCAGTGTCTTATGGTTTAAATCAACCGTTTGTATGAGCCTTGAGGCGACGTACAATGTCTGCCATAGCCTCATCACGATCCACATTCTTTGTGGGCTTTTGACGCTCCATAGAAGGCAATTCAATACCCTTCTTAGAAAGAGCAGCCTTTGTACGAGCATAACGAGCCATCGTACTAGCAATCTTCTGCCCGGTCTTTGTTGCAATTTCAGCATAAGTTCTAGAAGAATAAACAGCCTCTAGGAATTGCTCATCACTGCAACGAACACGCTTCTGCTTCTCAACCGTAGTAACTTCAGCCATAATCAACCTCCAAAAAAATCCAACCTTACTTCACGGTTTCAGTCACGCGACTGATTCATTCCCGTGTTGTATCCTCATTCTACCATAGGTTATCGGCTTGTCAACAGCCAGACCTTGAATTATTTTTCGTTGGGTAGTGCGATTGCTAAAAGTAGATAAATCCAGAATATAGCACTAAAACTAGCCAGAGTACCAAATACTGCTAGTATTCTAATGATTCTAGAATCTATTCCAAGATATTTCCCTAGTCCTCCGCAAACACCAAATAACATTCTATCAGAATATGATCTTGTTAAACTATTCATACTAGATAAAATTCCTGATGATTATTTTCTTCTGTTGCTATTCCAAGATTAGATAGAATAACTTTAAGATTTTCATTTTGTTCATCTAACTTCTCAATAATTTCATTGGCCTGTTTTAATGCTAATGTTAGATGATGAACTTTATTAGCCAACTCATCTGCCACATAGTTTTTCATTATCATAGTAGCCTCCTAGTATTATTGAGAGACAATATTAAATACACTTTTTCTTTTTCTTCTTAAAAATTCTATTCCAATTTTTATCCCAAGTTTTTTGGTCAATATTTTTTGGCCTACGCTTAGACCCTTTTCCATTTTGGCTCATTTAATCCTCCAGAACAAAACTCCAGTAACGACTATCTTCTTTCTTTTGAAGATCGTCCCAATAAATGGATCGTGCAATATAAGATGGAATTTTGTGCTTACCACAGTTCACCATCCAATGACGCTCCATCTTTTTATAAGTATCTGTGCCAGTCTTACTCTTATTATATTTAAGATGCTCCATATCGTAAAGGCGAAGTTGATGAACATCACCACACAATACTCTAGCCTCATTAGGATGGATCATTTCCAAGGCAAAACTAATTTTAGCCAACCCAATACCACTAATCTTTCCAAGAATACTATCACGCTTCTTAACGTGACCTTTCTTAGTAGTAAAATAAAAGTCTTTAGGATTGGCCCAAAACTTAGTGGCAAAATCCCAAATATATTTTGTACGATTATTATGTAGACCCACACCACTTTTGTGAAGTTTTTCTCTCAGAATATTCTCGTCATCAACCCACTCACTAAAATTCTTAATAGCATTATAGCCTGCACAATTACCCTTCCATGTAGTATGCACAGAACAATATGCGAACAAATATCGTCGAAAAATATCTTCCACATTCTGTGGACGCACACTTTCCCAATATTGCTTATATGCTACAACCTTATCTCGCGGAAAAGTAGCAAAGAAAAAATCAGCCTTACTCTTATCAAGAGTGGTATTCTGAATCGGAATGACAGTATTCTCAACAATCATGGTTTTCTCCAATGGGTATGCTGTGATTCTACACTACTGGTATCGGCTTGTCAAGTCCTGTTTCTTTAAACAGTTCTGGCAGCACCATGCAGAATTTTAAATGTTGGAAAACGCAAACTAATTCCACCATCTTGGTTTTCGCTCTCACTAAAATACTGAACCGTAATAATCTTTCCAAGAATCTTTTTAGGATTCTGATAAAATTCTTGACGCTGCTCAATAGTGAAACCACTACCAACTCGCACAAGATGATCTTTATGCTTAATAGTAACACAACTCAACATAGTTTCTTCACATTCAGCATTATTTTTCACATAACGAAATGGCCCCATTTCAGTATCAATTACTTCATATTCGTCATCAAAAAACTTTTTAACTTTGAGTAGGTCTTTGCTACGCTTACCTTTATATGGTTCGTCTGCTCGTAGCATTACTCCTTCCCAGCCATAATCATTACCTCGTTTTGTCCACTCGGCAAAATGGTCATCGTCTTTAATGAGTTCTTGACCAAGCACACTAAGACAAGCACAAGTATTATCTCTCATTACTTCTCGTAGATTATTATATCGAATAGAATATGTACGATTCTTCTCACCTTTCTTGCTATAAAATTCATCGTGTGTAATCATATCAAAAATCTTAAAAGATGGATTGGGGATGGTATGATCCTTCTTTTTGAGTTGTTTCATTACTCCTTGGAAATCTTCGTTACCATCATCGTCAACCAGACAAAGTTCACCATCAAATACTACATTTGTAATGCCAAGAGCCTTAATACCATCAGCAACAACGCCAAGAGTATCAAACTCTTTTCCTGTTCTGGAGTAGAAAGTAGCGTCACCATTACTATCAACAATAGCAACGCATCTAGCACCGTCAATTTTTCTGGAAACATACCACCCATCTTTCCAATCTACAAGTTTAGGCTCATATTTATCTGCCAGAGCAACACTAAACTCTGGAATATGGTCAGGAATAGCCTTGTTGATAATCTTGTCACCAGCACGGGTTTTCAAATCCTTGTCAATAATACAATGGATAAGTTCCTCGTATTCAGAATAATGCTCAATAAAACTATTCACAGCAGAGATAGCATCATGCCCCGTAATTTTACGACTCTTTAGAGCATCAAGAAGATCAAAGAAGTTTTTGTATTCATTCTTTCTGGCTACAAGATGATTCTTTTTCTTCAGATTATCACTAGTAATATTATATTGCCACAATGGATGATATGTATAAAGTAAAATACTCTTAGCAAACTGTGCTGATACTGTTTTCTGATTACAATAATCCTCAATAATAGTTTGCTTATCAATAGTGCTGCTAGTAGCCCTAAGATCACGAACCATTCCCATAACATAATTAAAATCGTGAGTCATCCAAATAGTCTCCTGTGTGTATCGCCATTCTACACTATGATTATCGACTTGTCAAGCCACCCTACTTGAATCTTTCTGTCTGGACAACAGATTATTCAAAGAATCTACAACACCATTTATTAATACTGGTAATTGATCACTATTAATATCGCTTCTTAATAAGAGATAATTGAAAGCATTTAAAACCCCTTGAGCATTATCTCCTAATTTACCAATAGCAGTATTACATCCATCACATAACCATCCTCTAAATTTTTTTGTTTTTCTACAATGATCTAATCTGTCGCTATCTTTAGTTTTTTTGACAAATAATTTACCACAACTTTCACAATTAGTTGAAACTGGTGGTGCTGTTTTTCTAATCTCTTTTCTAATAATATCATCTGCCGCTTTACATTCTCGGCATCTGCTGTCTAGTTCATCTTTTTGTTTACTGTGTCGTGGAAAAGATTGTGGATTTTTTCTCTTATTACAATAAATACAAACTTTCCTGTGTTGTTCAACACGTTTCTCCTTTTTCTTTCTCCTTTTTCTTTTTTTAGTTGTTGCCATATTATTACTAATTTAGTGGATGCGGCGGAAATCGAATCCGCGTCCTATCATATATCAAACTATATATTCTACAAGTTTATTTTGTTTATAAGTTTTGAGAAAGATTAAAAAACAAACAACATTCGTCTTTCCGTACCAACTATTCTCAGGCTAGAACCCGTTGGCTATTCTAGCAGCCGAAGGATTTTACATCAATCTTTTGAACGCTACCTTCATCGCTTTCTAAGATTGTTGCTGTTATTTAATTAAGCAGCAAGGGCTAATTGATTTACGCCAATTAAGCGTTTGGTCTGCTTTTAAGGAGGCCAACAGACCAACCTCCACTTGCTAATATAATTCTCCGTATGTAGTCGAAACCTTTACGCACCCTATTTTTCAGAACCTTCTTCAAGTTGATCGAACATTTTATTCAATTCAGATTCTCTAATTGCAATAATACTAGACCCACATTGTTTGAAATACATTTGTTCAACGTGTTCCATAGTATAAAATTGAAATACGTTCAAACCAATACTCAAAACAAAACCAATAATCAAAATAATATCCAAATTTAAATTTCTCATATTAATCTCCTGGGTTAATAGGGCGTGTTGGAGTCGAACCAACCTTTTGAATACCTTATAAGAGTATGTGCAACTACCGGCTGCAACGCCCCATAATTATTGTTGTTGTTCTAATTCCTTTAATCTTTGTTCAAGAACCTCTATCTCTTTATAATACTTCTGACAAGACTTGCAGAAATCCGAAGAAATATAATCTCGTATGTCTGCAATTTTATCCTTTAGGTTTCTTATTTCGTTTTCTTTTTTGTTTAGATTCATTATTATTCTCCGTCCAGAAAATCATGGTATTATCTTTATCGCTCCATGCACACTGAACCAAGTCTTTAGCAGCAAGTCTTGCTAAACCAATATTATGAATCCATACACAAGTTTGTTCAAAAATTTCACAGTTTGCATTTTCATCTAGCATCGGCCTATTTTCTTCATCAAAACCAACACAGTTTTCTTTAACGAGATTAATCATTTGACCAATAGAAATATACTCATTAAGATCATCATCATAAGTATCACAAATATTTTTGGCCGCACAGACCCTCATTTCTTCTGCATAACCTTCTAAATTAGTAATAGCATAAATTTCGCTCATGATATACTCCAATTAGATATATTTCTTTACACCAGAACCAGACTGACTATCATTAATATGGTCAATTGTATCTTGCATATTACGCTCTCCCCTAGAAAGCCATCGTTTATCATCATATAGTGCTGTGATCATTTGAGGAATCCAATGCTGATAAGCAATATCGTACTCTTGAGGAAAATAATCTTTTAAAATACGCTCAATATGGAACAGATTTTCGCTGATAGAATCTCTGTGGTCAATTAGTTTATTTAATTGATATTTTTGATCGTTGGTTAATTGTGTCATACAACTTCTCTAGGTTTCAGTTTGAGCAACTTATGCTTGGTTTTCCAAACTTTAGTTTCCTTGTTCTGAATGTCTCCACCCATATAAATATGGCAGAAGCCTTGGTATTTGTCAAGTCCATAGGCAAGAATTCCATTGTCATCAATACCCTCAACCAAAAATCGTCCACGATAACCCATAGGGATAAATTCTCCCTTACATACATAATATGGGCCACCAGCAACCTTAATCTTATCTCCCTTAATCAGATCACGCCAATTAATGTCACGAATAATCTTGGTATTCTTTTTCTCTCTACTTTGACACTTGAAGATGAAAGGAGTATTGCATTTAGCACAAACAAAGGCACGCGGGCCAGTCAATGTGCCACACTTATCGCAACTCTTTTTACCCTTGGGCATTTTCAGTCTCCTGTGTTAGTTGTTGTTTACGCTCTAAGTATACCAGATAGATCGGCACTGTCAAGCATGATTCTTTAGTGGATTTTTAGATTTTTCACTAAATTAGATACGATCACCTTGAATATCTACGACAACAAAACCATCGACCATTTTTACCCTGAGCATATCCAACATCCACAGTAATCATACCACTATTAGAGAAGCAGCAATTATTATAGGCTTGTTGTGGGGTTGATCCACTACCACAACCCTCATATCCACTATTGCCACCAAAATGACCCACAGTATTTCGTGATGCCATTGTTTCTGCTACTCCTTGTGCTGTGCTATTATTAGTAGAATAATTAGTAGTATAATTATAATTTCTAGGTTTAGCATAGCACACGTTCATTAGACCACAAATAGCCACAAACAAAATCATCTTCTTCATTTTAATCCTCCTTGATTAAATCTTTGTCAGCGATAATTTTCAAATTACCTTTAGAATAATGACAAAAATAACTACTATGAATTTTTCTTTTCATCAAACGATCAACCTCATCAAAGAATTCTATATAAACATTAATCCGATAACGATTATCAAACACATTAATAATTTTAGTCATCCAATAATGTTTAGGCTTCTCAACTTGTTTAAATAAAAGACTTTCAATTTCAAGATCCATTTATTCACCTAGCCCTTCTGTTGGCCCTATCAAGTATACGAATAGTTTGTGTAGCATTACTAGGAACCATAACAAGAGATGGTGCAGTTTTATGATTCCAGTCCATAAAACCAACAGCACGACTCTCTACACTACAAGATTTACAAAGAATCTGGCGACCAGTTTCAACAAGAAACTCATAACGATCAAAATCAATCTGGTTTTTGCAGTAAATGCAGTTCATGGTTGTCTCCGTTTGTCGGATTATACCATAACCATCGGCACTGTCAACCCTTCTACTTGAGTCTGATTTCCAATACTATCACTAAAATTGCCATTATCCAGACTGTAATATATATTAGATAATCCTACAGCATTTAATAATTTATCACAATTCACACAAGGTTTACTACCTAAGATAAGTCCTTGTCTATTAATGCGAAGAACACACACTGTCCAATTAGCATTAATGGTATTATACATATCCAACAGTTTAGAAATAAGATGAGATTCAGCATGGATGAATGGGTATTCTTTATATTTGGGTAGATTAAATTGTTCGCCTATTCTGTAAGCCCGTGCATGAGTTTTAATCGGGTTATTTTGGGTAAAACAAATCATTTTGTTGCCATCAAAGGCAGCAGCATAATGATAACAACGAATAAGAGGATTAGGGTTCCAATTTGCATAGGCTTTACGAATCGTTTTGTTTAGTATTTTCATCTTTTTTAACCAAAATTCTAGCACCCTCAATAGTTGTAATCATATCATACTCATCTTGTAAAGATTTTAATGGTAACTTATTTGGTTCTTTTTGAGAAGATACAAAGTCAGTTAGTTTAATTCTCTGTGGTTCTTTCATCATGTTTTTCTCTCTTGGTTATGATATTCAAGACCTCGTTTCAGGAAATGTTCTTCATATTTATCAAAGCCAAAATGTTTTCTAGCAAATTCTAGCACTGTTTCTGGTTTAAAACAAGAGCATGAGTAAACATCAAGACTAATAAAATGAACTGCCTCAATAGCATGAATTTGAATTCCACTCTCAATCAATCCTACCCAACCACTAACACCGTACTTATCAGCATAAATTTCACGACCATGATCTGTAGGCCCATGAATAACAATAGGTGGAGTCATACGAGTCATACCAATCTCATCAACAAGACGCTCTAAAAATCGGTAGACTAACTCAAGATTATCTGCGGTTCCTTCCGCAGTATTATACATATCAAGAAAATAACTATAACCGAATGGCTTAACTTCTTCACTCATTTTAAATTCCCTTAGTGTGCTAAAATATAAAGTCCGATATTAGAAAACGCATAACCACAATAAGCATAAAACATACCATAATTACCATGTCTCAGTTGCTCAAAAGCAACATAAGTATAAATTATACCAGTTAAAATTATAAGTGGTTTGCTCATGCTACTGCTCCACGACAAATCTCATCAAATCTCTCTATTGCATAATCTTTTGCTTTTAGTTCCATGTCAACATCAAAATCTAATCCATAAGTATTAAATGGATTTTCAGCATAATCAGCATGAGCCCTTGGATTATTCCCAGGTTTGCTTTCACTATAATGAAAAAGAGGCTTATGACCATGCCAAGTATCATGACAAGCCCTTAATGCTGTTTCTTCATCTAATCTATCTGGATGACATTTGTGATGCAGATAATCGAAGGTGATTGGGATGTTTGTGTTAGCATGAAAATATGTGATAAGTTCAAAAACACTCCAACAATTAAGTTTATCATCATTTTCGATAACAAGTCGAGCCTTGCAATTATCGTCTAGTCTATTAAAATTACGCTTAAATCTTTCGATAATTTCCATGTGAGTACCATTCTTATTATGAACGTGCATATTCATGGGTGCAGAATAATTTGCCGGAAGTCCAATTCTGTCAAAGAAACTGCTGTAGAAGTTGAGTTCTGTGATTGTTTTATCAATTGCTTTCTCGTTGTTTGATGCCAATACATTAAATTCACTTGGATGACAAGTGACACGAACATTAGTAGAGGCAATAGTCTGTGCAATATTATCAAACTCATCTTGAATACTATCATAATTGGGTAAATCTTCTAAACTCACATTGGCTTCGTCATAAGTGATAAGAGGAAAAATATCGCTACTAACCCTGTAGCAATAGTTGTTATCTGAACAAAATTGAATCGTCGCATTAGTAACTTCTAAGTTATTAAGTATTCTATCTCCAAGAGTTGATAACGCTTCTTCTCTTGATAGTGTAGAAAATCTTTTAAATGTCATGGTCTGATGTTTCAAACCTTGTTCTTTTAATTTCAGACTGATACAGCACAAACCGTAACGCATAGAGTCTCCTTGAGAGGCATCTTACCATATCATCGGCAGTTGTCAACACAGAATTTAGGCTTGTGTTGGATAAGCAATTACTGAATGAATTTTAACTATTTCATGATCCATACCAAAAATATCTTCAAATGATTTTCGTGCATGAGATGAGGATTCTGCTTTTACTGATTCGCAAATTAATATATGTTGTTTAGTGTCATCAAATTTATTATAAACTTGAGCAGTTATCACGAATTCTAATTCCATCCTAAAGCCTCACTTGTAATAGGCAGTTGTTCTTTGAATATATTTTTTGCTTCATTGGCTAAAATCATATGTTCTTTTTGAGTTCCGTTTGAGGATCGTAATTGTATCCAATGAATAAAGGAACGGATTGAACCACTCATATAAATTCGTGTTGGGGTTGCTAATGGCAAAACAAATCTAGCACATTCTTTAGCAATACCATCTGCAATTAAACCATCATATATTTCTTTGCCTCTTTTGAAGTAATCTAAAATATGATACGTCCATAATTGTTTTGTAGCATCATCAATATCGTCAATACTATTTTGTCTATTTTTAGTATCCTGACGCCTCAATTCAAACATTGGAATATCTTCTGCTAGAAGTGTAGTATCAGCATATCGTTGACTAAATTCTTGAAATGTAAAACTCCTATGTCTTAGAATTTGTGCAGCAATACCTCTGGTGGTGTTTATTTCAATTGTGATAAAAGCCTGCTCAAATATAGACCAGTGCTGATGTTTAATGCAATAAGCCAACAGTTTAGAATAATCTTCTCGATCTTGTCCTTTTGGATTAGACACCCTTGCACAATAAGACATGAGTTTTTCTGCATCTGGTGTTATACTAATAAGTTTAACCTGTTGCATAATTACTCATCTCTATATGTTCTGTGGACTGTTCTTCTTTTTGCTTCATTTGTGTTTGATGATCAAACCACTTATTATCTGTTATATGATTATAAATATCCCAAGCAAGTTTACTCACACTTTTACTAACTCCACTAGCCTGTGGATCATCTAACTTAGCCCAATAATAACTTGTAATGTCACCATCTTTATCTTTAATGGTTTCATAACCCTTTTCTTTAGCCCACTTTTTAATTTCTGACCAGAGCATAATTTTCTCCTAGCAACTCATATTACCAGACTTTGCGGGTTTGTCAACACTTGGGATAAACTTACTATCAGGTAAATCATATCTTTTCCATGCTTGTTTATGTTGTAATCCAATTATTTCTATTCTTTGTTGTTTGATCATGTCTTTTTGATAAACTATCAAATCATATAATTCCATAATAAGTTTGGCCGTATTGTCATCTTGACAATTTTTTACAATCTGTTGTAGATTATCGATGCAACCATATTTTAGCGGTTCTGTTTCTTTAGTCATCTTTTAAATTATCCCAGTTTCCATCACAATCAATCCATTTTATATTCATTAATTCCTTAGAAACATTAAAATATGCTGGAAAAATTAATTTTCGTAATTTATCAGATTTAACTGTGCTGCATGAATTGTGGTGTTTGCATTGTAAATTTTCCATACTATAACTTCTCCACTGTTTAATAGTCATCCTTCTCATATAATCATTATCTAGAAAATAAAAAGGACAGCATAACCAATCCCATTCCCCAACATCTTTAAGCATATCTGTTTTATAGGCACAGAATAAATCATCATTCGTTCTTTGTTCTTCAGAACTTACATTATTATAATTTATAAAACCTATTCTATTAAACACATTAGAAAATTGTTCATTTGCTTCTTCTACTAACATTAAATCACCATTCTCTGTTAATACTTCACAATCATTGTGCATAAATGTGATGAAGTTTAATTGTTTTTCAATAGCGATTAATCTTATTAAATTGTATGTTTGAGCGGTTGTTAATGGTACTGGGGGTTTTAATACATTAAATTGAAAATTATACTTATCAGATAATGAGATGACTTCATCACTATTACTACTATTATCTATAATAACAGTTCTGTCCCAAATATTTTTAACACTATTTAATGCAATAGATGTTAAATCAATTCTGTTCACATGAGGTATAAAATGTAAATAATTCATTATCGATATTTATAGGGGTTAATTCATAAAACTTTAAAGCAACTATAGAATTACGTTCATCTCTTACTAAGATAGTATCATGATAACTAAATGTTATCTCTTGATCCAGTTTAATTTTTTTATTTCCAAACAATAGATGATCATCTTCAATATAAAAGATTTTATATGAATTAATAAATCCAAATCCTCTAGACTGATTATCAGCAGTTACTAATCGTGTAGAAAATAGATCAATAGAATTTATTCTTAATTTAACTAAATTCCAATAGTCTTTAAACTTGTATAAGAAACTCATTATTTCTGTAATTGTTCCATAGCATTATATTTATCCCTATGAAGCCACCCAGCAGCAAATCCTGAGATATAAAGGTCTTTCATAACATGAATAGAACTTTTATTTTGGTTTACATATTGGATATTTCGCTCAATCCACTCATGAAAACTTTTTTCTTCGTCGCTCATATCGTCCATTATTTTTTAACCTTTGCTATATTATATTTCTTAAATATTTTATTTATACCAGCAATTACTAGTGGATCAGTCATATTGATCAGTTCAGTATCATCATTATCTGTTATATATGCTTGAATTTCATCGTTCAAAACATCTTTACAGTATCCTTTATCCAAGATATACCCATTTGTCTGTTTAAGTTTAGACTTATTCTTATGTAAAAATTCATCTACTTCTTGTCGGTATTCTGAATTAGAAGCATACAAGGCATGAGATAATTCGTGTCTTAGTATACTATTATTTTGAGCCCCTATAATATAGAAATGATCATTACGGTATCTCAATAGGTCTAATAGTCTATTTTCTTCTGGTGTTAATGGATCAAATAATCCTTCCTTAAAAGGAATTAATACCTTACTGGGAAAATTAAATCCTACCCAGTGAACATGATAAGAGTTTGAGCCATAAGTTTCAGAATACCAATGTCTCAATTGACCAACAGTAAAAATATGATTACGAAATTTAGGATTAGCACTCTCATAATGTTCTTGAAAACGCATGAAAGTTAATCCAAGTTCTTCCTGAGTATCTGCCCAAACCCACACACTATTATAAGGTTGTTTCTTAATATTTAACACTATTCTACCTCATAAAGTTCAGGGAATAAGTCAAGATACAAATCTCCAAATGGTACTCTTATACCATCGTTAATTTCTAAACCCAAAATAGGAGATTGTTCCTCATGTTTTATCATGTTTCATCTTTAAAATATCAATAACAATACCAGCAGAATAAGGAATAGTTTTGTCGCTCATAAAACAATCTGTGAGAGCATAATCAATATGAGTTTGAGTTGAGTTTCTGTAATCATTAAATTTTTTATACCATTTAGTATCATATTCATTCTTTATGTAAAAATCAATAAGTTTCACAAAATGACATATTTCGTCGATTGATCTCATTTATGCTTTTTCCGTTTAATCTTTTTATCAAGACGATTAATATAACTCTGTTCATAAAATTCTTGATTACTTTTTTTTTGTTTATTTAACTTATGATTTTTCTTTTTCTTGATCTTTAACTTAATTGACTTGTATCCATAAAAAGCCATAAAGAATGGTAATGATGCTACGATTAAAACCGAAAGAACTCCAAGCAAACAGAATACATACCATAAAATGGTAAAAATATAACTTGTATATGGAGTTAATTGACCTATAAAAGAATCATCGTATGCTGGCATATTAGTCTTTCATATTAAATGCAACATCAAGGGTACGAGAAATAACTAGTTCACTAAATTCTCCGAGAAACTTATTCATATCTTCACCCTTAATAACAAGTTCATTATTATTTTGACCAAAAAAATATTTTTCAATAAGACGTTGGGTTTCTTTTTTAGTGTTTGTATTCATGTTGTCTCCAAGGTTACTCTTACTATACCACACTTATCGGCATTGTCAAGACTGGACTTGAGTTTCGTTTAAATCTACTACTATTTCAGCACCGTCTAACACCCAAATATCCCAAGTATCATGAGGATCACTTCCTGGCAATTGCTTGCGTTTAATATTAAATTTTACATCGAAAATACCGCTAATTTTTTGCTCACGATATAAGAAATATATAATGGAGTTTTTAATATCATCAGCACTCATCTCTACTCTAGTTTGATTTTTTTGTTTCATAATTTTCCTTTAAGTATTCTACAATCATCCCACTAGCCTCATTAACATTACAACCACCATGATCATACTGAAATCTCATTATATTAAATATAGTATCTTTTTGTTCTGGTGACAACTTTCCTCGTCCCAAATCAAAATACTCATATTCAATATAGTCGGCCACGCTTTCTGCGAATTCACTAAATGTCAAGCGATCCTTCATATTTTATCTCCACTTCTCCAGAATTAATGGTTATAAAAGAACAAGAGTTCTCAGTCCAACAGCCGCTATTGTAGTAGTATATCAGATCGTTTTGAGTTGTCAATGGTAAGTGAGTATGACCGCATATAACAACATCACAATTTTTATCTTTACAATATTCTAATGCTCTATCTGCTATTTGTTGTGAGCATCTTAAAAAGGTTTTGCTACTTCTTTTAGCAAGATTAGAGTAGTAGTATTCATTCTGGTGAAATCGGTCATATTTTTGTATTAGTCGATAAATTTTATCAGCAAACTTTGTAAACAATGGATACTGTGAAATAAAATTATCAAAGATATCTCCATGAAGGATTAATACGTTTTTATCTCCACTAACCAAAACTATTTCATCTACAAAATCCACACCAATAAGATGACTTACTAATTCTGCTGGCCCATCATGGTTTCCGCTGATCCAAACCACTTTTATCTTATCGGACAGTTGACGCAACTTCTTTAAGATTTTCCAATGATCCTTACGAAGTCTCCTAAAATCCCAACTATCAAATAAGTCTCCGTTGATAATGAGACAATTTGTTTGTATTTTGTCAAGAAATTTTGATAACCTATCAACCTGACAAATATCGCTGCCTAAATGAATATCGCTAATGATAGTTATTTCATTCATCTCTTGATCTTTTGATTAACCATTCAACACAAGATATTAGTAACTCACAACAAAGAAAATATAATGCTATTGCCCTAACTGCTTCCATAATATTTACCTATCAATTGAGAGATTATTCATAGATATTCTGTTCCATCAAGAGGGTCTTTATCATACGGATAATTAAATGGGCCTAATACTTTCCTTCTTTTCTCTTTAATAAAGTTTAAAACCTCAGTGAAACAACCCTCACAAAGATCAATATTATATCGTGTACCATCATCCTTAGAACCATAACCCCAGCAACTTTCAAGAGTTGCATAATCTGGCCCTATATTAGTATTATTTGTGTTGCTTTTACCGCAAGCGTCACAATGAACATCATCGACTACTTTTGTGGTCTTTGTTTTCCAAGTTTTCATGTTTTATTCCTACAACTATCACAAAGCGTACTTATCCATCCACCCTTGTTAGGTTTGCCAGAGTTTCCACAAACCTCGCAAACTTTATAACTGTATTCTTCTGCCATACTAACAACCCCACGAACATAATTATCACCACCACTATAATAGACTCGTAATCCACCATATTTTTCTTTTACTTGATCAAATTTTATTGGAACATAATCAAGATCAGATTGATCATTTGGTACATCGTTTTCTGATCTTATACGAATTCTATCGGCTATATTTTTTTCGTGCTGAGATATTCTCCAACAAACAGATGAGATTAATTCATACCAGCCATTATTAGTCTCTATGCCGAAACACATAGGACTTTGCATAGGTATTTTAGTTCTATTAGAAAATAAGTCTGGATATTTTTCAAATAGTTGATCTTGAAGTTCTTGATCCATATTAATATTTATAATAAACTTGTTTGTAATATTCGACCACTTCCTCGTCGGTTGGAACATTATGACCGCAAATCAAACCATTTGGGAATTTATCAATCATAACCTGTGGATAGCCATTGTCAACTAGCCACGCATTAACATCTGGATATTTATCACTGTCATAAAGTTTAGGAAAACCAAACTTCCAGCCAGATGGAGGATCAATCCAGATTAAATTTGACATTACAGATTCTCCACATTCTTTTCAATAATGTTAGCAATAGTCTTAAACTTACGCCCAATATCATTCATATCTGCGAGACATTGAACCATCTTATCATTACTATCAATAAAATAACCAAGACTATCTTTCATTTCTGCCCATTTTTTAACCACAACTGGCAAACCTTGCTCCTGTTTATTAAACGAGATTACTCGTGCTGCACAACCATCAATAAACTTTGAGTTCAAAGACTTCTTATGTTTCTTTTTCATCTCATTATTATACAGTTCACAAAGAACACCTAGACAACAGTGTTGTTCTTGACCTTTATTATTATATTGTTTGAGCCACCCTTGACCTTGTTTATATTTTCCACTCCTAAGAGCCTTAACCCATTTTTTAGCAATTTCTTTTTTCATCCGAATTGTGTCCACTTTCTTTCAGAGATAATATCCTTGAATTTCTTTCCCGCAGGAGTAAGTTGAACCATACCATCCACGCAAAAAATACAACCATCCTTATCGCCGGGATTATCATACCTATCCCCACCTTCTTCATCATAACTATCAAAATAAAGAGTAAGTCCAGTATTCTTACTAAAAGAGTTTTTCAGATCGGTAACGAGTTTACCATAGTCCTGAAAAATATCTTCCACAATCTGATCCTCACTCAATTCAAGTCGAATAACGGGCTTAGACTTATCCTCAAGAATAGCATCAAACAAAGCGTCAATAATTTGGTCAGAATCATCCCATGCCAACCAGCGACCAATATTTCCCCAACCAACATTCTTGAAATACTTAGCCTTCTCAATAGCCTTGATTTCGTCAGGACAAATCTTCTTCAAGTCCTTATATTCGATAACATATCCGCCAACAGCAAAACTACCCATTCCCATAATTTATTTTCTCCAGTGGTGACTCTGGCAGTATACCGTACTATCGGCAACTGTCAACTGGTACTTTACAGTTTTTTGTGAATACAATACCTTTTCGTTTGGGTGCTGATATTGGTTCATCAAATTTTTTAATATCACTCACAACCCAACCATATTTAGGCTTTACAGTATTCCAACCAAAAAGTTTATCTTGTTCTTCTACTTTATGCCTATTGTAATCATTCACCCAATCATTTTTAACAACATAAAGAAAACTATGACTAAAAGTAATCGTACCAATGATACGAGACTTAAATTGACCATATTTCCCCGGAGTTTCAATTAGTGCTAACTCAACCCCCACATACTTTTCTGGTAGAGGATATGAGCGTGTTTCCACGCTTTTGTCGCCATTGATTAAAAGAGTTGACCAAGGAATCTGAATATTTAAACCAGTCATTACTCATCCTCTGTAGCATCATCAATATACCAATCATATTCACCATCTCTAGCAAATCCTTCCAAATCTTCACTAAGACTATCAATAGCAAAAGTAGCATCCTCACTATTAGAGTCTTTAATTTCTGGAAAATCAAATACTACATAGACTTTCATTGTGTTACCTCAATATGCCACTTATTTCCATGAAGTTCAGCAACAACACCCATATTCAATTTAACAAGTTCTGCTACTATTTCGGCTAACTTTTGTGTTTCATTAAGATAGAGATAAATCATTTGGGGTTCCTTCCTTACATTAATCTGGAATAAACTTCAAGTCTCTGTTATGATTCTTTGACGCTTGTGAGCCTTTAGTATAACAGTCTTATCGGCCTTTGTCAACCGTCACCTTTAGAAATATTCTCGTCGGGTTTGATATGATCCACCTTAATACTTAAATTCCCATGATTTAAAGGAATACAAGAATCATTATCGTTCAGATAAATGCTGATAGCATCGTGTTCATTATTAGCCTCGACCATATATCTGTATTCTGTAGTAACAACAATATTATATTGAGCCATTATTTCTCCTATGTTGGTGCTAGTATATCACACTTATCGGCAGTTGTCAATAGCATAAACACTCATTCTAACCCCAATTCTTGATCAAGTTGGCTTAATTTTTCTAATGCTTGGTTTCTTTGATAATTTAATCCTGCCACAAACCCACACTGAAAATAGTAAAAATTATTATCATCCTCTGGATCACCAAGACCGCTTTCTAGCCATAGTTCTATCGCTATATCTTTGGCTCGACTATAGCCAGATTCTATAGCCTCTAATTGTTTTCTTTTTAAGTTTTCACTCATTCATTATTTTTCTCCAAAGTATCATTTAAATAATCGACCAGATTTTCCACTTCATCCGTTGTCCAAATATAAGAACAACCATTATTTTCTCCATGCTCAATATCCAACATATAACTTTCCAGAGCATCCAGAATTAGGCCAACATCATGTTTATCAAGATTAAAGTTCATTGGTCATTTTCCAAATACTTGTAAATAAAATCGGCCACCCCCTTTAGAGTTGGCTTATCCAAAATCATATTAAAATCATCACAATTAGCATAGTCATTAAAATCTAGTCTAATATATTTGTTTCTTTTGTCTCCAGCATCATATAGATACATTACCAGAGCATCCTCATTAATAGGGAATGATTCTGATTTTGTGGGTTTGGAACCCTTTTTGATATTAGGTTTGTCATTCTTTGTGGATTTCATGTTCATTTACCATAATTGAAGAATTGATTATTAGTAACTAGGGGCTTGATTTCTCGCAAACGATTGAAAATAACGGTCAAATTTCGGGCTTCTGGAATGATTTTTTCATGTAGAGTATCACCAACAACCCTTTTCAAGAGGGCGATTTCTTTATCGGTCAACAATACATTTCTATACATTTTCATCATTACCTATTAAGAAAAATACCAATACCACTCTGAACCAGCATACCAGAGTAACCAACTGTTGTCAACTGGGTTTATCGGCCATTTCCCACTCTGGTCTTTAATCGTTTTTTACCACCGGCATAAGCAATAAGTTAAAATTGTCCGATTTAAATAGCAAAGTACATATGAAAACCCTTAAATTACCGTGAATTATTGATATTCTCAGATTGATCAGAGGTAAAAACTGTGGTATTTGAATAGGGTGATAGATAATATTTGACTAAATATTTAGTAGAAGCCATAGAAAATACTGTAACTATAGCAACAAGTACCAGAGCATGAATAAAAGGTTTGTGAAATTCTTCAGTTTTCAAGATCATCCTCATTTTCTATCATATCTGTTAAATATATCAAAAAGGCACTGTAAATTATTATGCAGGAAGAAAATATTTGTGGGCCATAATGGTCTAATAATCCCAGAGGGTTATCATTCATAATTTTTTACCACAATGTTCAAGAATACTATTGCTACTATGATTGATAGTACTATTAGGAATTGAGTTATCATTTGTTTTTTCTCCTAATCATCTAGTATTACTCCACCATGATCATTACCAGATACCCAATCATAATTTTCCTTGTGAGGTTTATTAACTTTTTCAAGAACTATTTTTGAGGGATATAAAAAGTCCATGAGAAAAGAAAATATTCCTACCAAAACTATAACTGCTACTGCATAAATAAACATGAAAATCTCGCTGACTGCAACCATACGAACCAAATCTAGAAGATGGAGTGGGACAACCCAACCTTCCTTTTATGATATCTCAAAAGGTAACAGGATCAACCAGACTATTTATTAATTGACCATCATATCTCGCTGACTACAACCAAAAAAACCAATCCTAAATAATAGGGTGATACAAATATACCCATAATTCTCGCTGACTATCGCCATGACCGCAATCAGATTATATTAGATGGTACAACGGAAAGAGAGGGATTCGAACCCCCGGAGGTTATTAGCCTCGTCGGTTTAGTAAACCGGTGCATTAGACCACTCTGCCATCTTTCCAAAAATAAACCCCCAAGATTTCTCAAGGGGGCTTATTACTGACCTACATTGGACAAGTCATAATGACCCTTCCTTTGTCAATCATATTATTCAACGAGTCCTTGTTACTGTGCGACTATTGCAACGACAACTATTTGTGCAACCAGTAACAACTCGACGAGGAAGTTTAACAGTTTCTCTTACAACAGTCTTTGTAACACTAACTGTTTTTCTTGGTAGTGAACAAACACCATTAGCACAATCACCACCAAAAGATAGTGAAGCCATACCAAAAACGACCATAAGAGCCACAATCAAATTCTTCATAATAAATCTCCGGAAGTTAAAAATAAACTGTCAAATCCTTTTGACTACTAACTTATAGTAATGGAAATTGGCTAACTGGCAACATCCATTTCTATTAACTGCTCGACTAGGATTCGAACCTAGAACCTACGCATTAACAGTGCGCCGCACTACCGTTGTGCTATCGAGCATCGTTTTCTAATTCTTTTATAATAGGACTATAAAAAGATTTTTCTATAAGGGACTCCAAATATTCCTGACTATCTAAAGTGTTGTATTCTAGAGTTGGTTTATTATTTGGCAATTTTGGATTAATTATTTCACTATCCACATAATCTTTGTACTTATTATAGTCCCGATAATCATTGGTGATAGGAACTTGAGAGACTAATAGTACAGAAGATAGGGTTAGTGGTGCTAACATAAAAAAAATGATGGTTGACAAACTAACAGTACAGGTTATATATTATGCAGAGGCGGGGTAGTAATACTTATATACAAACACTCCTTGTTTTCTTTCTAGTTAATCTTGCTAAGACCATGAACAAAACCTAGTGTGATACTCGCAACGAACATTAGCGATAAGATAATAAAACTCCTTTAGAAATTACATTTGACACAAAGGCCCGACTGCACCATTATACCTTATCGGCACAGTGGATGCAAACCCTTGAGGGACAAGGGGTTAGATATCACACTAGAATTCGTTACGCGGCGGGAAATCTTTTACTGAATACAATTCCACACTCTCATTATAATCCAGGCCCAAATATTGGCTCAATTCTGTATCCACAAGAGTATCCCAGTATTCTTTAGGATCAGTTCCATGCTCGCTATTATAAGTAATCTTAAGTGTCACATAGGATGTTTTTAGCATTATTCAAACTCCTTGATTGATACAATGTTTTCAGAACCAAAGTCACCGAAGAATTCAGGATCAGTATAAAGTTTATCATTTAAATATTCTGGAATATGACTATCCTTAATATCATCATCAATAACCAATTCCATATTAATAGTAATAACCTTCATTCTTCTCCCCTTTGAATTCTATCAAGATAAATATTTGCCGTTCTAATATAAGCCTTAAGACTATCAAGATACTGCTGACTATTAGTATCCTGATAGAATCTCACTTGATCACCAATCTTATTGGCCACATAAATTAATGATTCACTATTAGTCATACTCATCTTAAATTCCTCTCTGCTAAATAGACTACTAATTCTGGCTGACTACCAGCAACGCCAGCAAATCCGAAGGATAGGGTAATACAGATAAGGGTGGGAAAATAAATGGACTGACAATAATATCAATCTCATTCTTGTCCTAAACCCTTACGCACCAACCACTTACGTCTATTCTATCGTCTAGCCACCAGAGTTGCAATCAAGGTTTTTGAGATTCTTTGAAAGAATTGAACGTAACCCCTTGGTACTACTAAACTTAGGACGAAATCGCGGCCGCGGCCGGGTCGTAAGTGCTGCCGTAGCAACAACTTACGATTACCGGCTTTCGGCCATGCTGTGTCAAACCGCGTTGGCGAACTCCAGTGCCTTGGTGAGAGCCTTGATATTATCGTTGGCGTTCAAACCGAACCACAGAGAGTCGAGCCGATTATCCTCGGTTCGACCCTTAGCATAATTCAGATACTCGTTGAACCCATTATAAGCAGCCCACCATGTACCACGCACACCCGTGGCGGATTGCTTCGGCCCTTCGATGCGAGTGAGAATATCATCCATAATATTACGGGTGCGAGTCTTGATATCATCATCAACCGTACCCTCAATGTCGAGCATGGTTTTAACATATCGACGAACATCACCCTGATTAAAATTCTTGCTAGCAAGGAAACGGAACTGATCCGCTGTAGCCTCGAATTCCGTGTT